ATGACGCTCGGCAACATGCGCGAGAATGGCGTGCGCTCGCTTGCGGTCTCCTGCCCGCAATGCCGCCGCCAGGCGGTCGTCAACGTCGATCGTTATGATGACAGGATCGCGGTGCCGACTTTCGGCCCGCGCATGGTCTGCACCGGCTGCGGCGCGATCGGCGCCGACGTACGCCCGAACTGGGTAGAGCGCCCGCAGCGGGAGAGCATCACCGGCGAGCAGTGGCGGAGACGCGCCGGCGACGCCTAACCGACGGCGCCGGCGGCCGCTTGGGGATCCTGCGCACCAGGCGCGCCAGGATCGCGCGCAGTTGCTCGACCGTGCGCTCACGCATCGGCCGGACCCTTGAAGCGCAAGGTACCTGGCGCCTGCGGATTTTTAATCTTGAGCCAGTGCCTCGCCCGGCCGGACCGATATCCGCGGGTGCGATCCTTGCTGACGATGCCCTCGAGGCCCATCCGGCATGCATGCGTAAAGACGGTCGCACCATCACCCGCGAGGTGCTCGTTGTATCGGATCGCCACTGGCACGCGGCTCAGAAGCTTGGCCAGGCGCGCCTTGCGCTCCTCCAATGGCCGCGGCCGCAGGTCGTCGCCGGCGAGCTCGAGCAGATCGAAGGCGTAGAGGATGGCGGCAGCATCATGCTGGCGACCATGCAGGCGAGCGAAGTCGCTGACGCCATCGTCGCCGCAGACCACCGCCTCGCCGTCGATCGTTACGTCGGCGCCGATCGCCAAGGCGGCCGCGACGATCTGCGGATAACGGTCGGCCCAATCATAGCCGCGGCGCGTGAACAGGCGCACACGGCCGGAGCGCACACAGGCAACCAGCCTGTAGCCGTCGTGCTTGATTTCGTGAATCCACTGCGGCCCGGCCGGAGGCCGCCTCGCCGAGGTCGGGATGCAGGGCGGAATGAAGCCATGCGGGCGCCGCATGGGCGCCGGGGTACGCCAGAACATGCCCGGGAATTTATGTCAGCCGTTGGAAATAAAAAGGGCCGCGCAGCGGGACGCCACGCGGCCGAGTTTATGAGGAAAGAGACCAAGGAGGGTCTCCAGGCACCTTCGAATGAAGGCGCCTCGCATCCTTTGTCGTATGAATCAAAAGCCACCGGCCGGGGAGACCGATGGCTCGCTAGACGCAGCCGACGACTTTGGGTCGAAGACTGTAGGGCGGCAATGCCGATTAGCTTTACATGGCCGTCACTCCTGCCGGGGCTTTGGTGAGCTACACCCTATGCTGAATCAAAAAGGCCGCCCGGGCGCTCCGGACGGCCAAAAATAATTCACTTCCGCTTTTCCGGTTCTGCCCTCGCTTTCCGATTAGGGGATAGGGAGGACCGAACAATGACCAATGACGATGACCTTGAATGGGAGCTCTGGCTCGAGCTCACCGACGATCAGCAGCAGGCGATCCTCGATCGAGAGATGGCCGCTTATCAGCGGAAGCTGGACGCGATGACAGTGCCGCAGCAGATCGCCCATCATCGCCGGCGGGACCTCGAGGGCATCCTGGAGAACCGGCGACGCCTACGCGATCCCAAGCTTTGCCGGATCGAGGTGATCGATCAGATATTTCGCGATCACATCCGAAGCGCACAGCTGCGCCTGCTCAAGCTTCGCGCCTGGCGCTCGACCGGCATCTATCCAGGGAGCGCCTGATCACCACCGCTCCTGAAACAGCACCATTTCGCTCGGCAGGAGCTCATCCCACCTGCTGTATGTCTTGAGCGTTGACGGATCGAGCACCCGGCGCCCGTCCCAATAGATCATGTGGTGACCGTCCGGAAAGTTGAGGCTCGGCACGGTCATCAGCGCGCGGCGGCCCCACGCCATCGACCGATAGAACTCGGCTGAAATCCAGAAGCCGCGATGCGTACATGAGATGTCGCCGACCGGGTGACCCTTCTCGAAGTCGTGGCGATAGCCGAGGCGCTTCAGCGCCTCCTGATCTTGACGCATACCTTTATCAGGCTCGAAGGCGTCGCCCACGATCTCGAGCACAAGTTCATATGCCTTGCCCGATACCATTGCCATGCAGCAAATGGCGCAGTCGTGCAGCGTGCGCTGGCGGACCAACAAGGTCATAGGTCGCGAAACTCCCTTGGCAGATCAGGCATCGCGATGGTCCTGCCGGCCATCGCGTGCGTGCAGTCGCCGCAATAGGCGACCCGGCCGGCGGCGACGATGTAGTGGCAGCAATAGCGTTTCGGCTTGTCCGTCGATGCGAACACCGTCTTCGCTTCGCCTGTTTCCGTCAGCCATCGACCGGTCCAGTTCCCGCTCGCGTCTTTTTCGATTTGCGCACCTTCGTGCTTGAAGCTCGGCGAGAACGTCGGCGCGTTCACGTCGCCATTGAAGGTCCAGCCATCCGGCAGCGGATGCATTTCGTTGCAGGCCGGGCACCACCACATGAAGGCGCCTTCGGCGCGACGAAGCTTGGCACTGACTTGGCCCATCAACACCCGCGCTCTCGCGATTCCAAAAATGCATAGCGGCCATTCTGCCGCTGGTCAGTATTTTGTTACAGAACCATTGACGGGATGGTCAGTGTTTTGTTACAACGCTTTCGACAGTTCAGAGCGGCGGGAGGAAGGAACAGCGCGGGGCGGTAAATCGGGGTTCACCCCGTCCGGAAATCGAACCCGAACGGTCATTCGGGGGAAAGCCGGGGACCCGACCGCGAGACCACCTTCCTCCCGCTGCCGCAAACAGGGGAACGCCATGATCAAGACCTTCAAACACAAAGGCCTTCGGGAGGCTTTCGAGCGCGGGACCTCGCGCCACGTGGATCCCAAGCAGATCAAGCGCGTGGTCGTCATTCTTGACGTCATCAACCGCGCCAGGACGACCCAGGACATCGACCAGCCCGGCTATCGGCTGCACACGCTCGCGCCAAGCCGGCCGAACACATGGACGATCCGCCTACAAGGCCCGTTCCGGATCACATTTGCCTTCACAAACGGAGATGCCTACGATGTCGACCTTGAGCAATATCACTGATTCAGCGGACATCCTGCCCATGGCCAAGTCGCAACCCGCGCCTGAGCGGAAGCGGGCTCCATCGCATCCGGGCGAGGTGATCGCCGATATCCTGGAGGACATCGGGGTTTCGGCGCGATCGGCCGCCGCCGCCATGGGCGTGTCGCATAATGCGCTCGCCAATGTCATCCGCGGCGACACCGGCGTCAGCGCCGAGATGGCGGTTCGCCTCGGCGCCTATATGGCGAATGGTCCGCGGTTGTGGCTCGATCTTCAGTCGGATTTCGATCTCTGGCACGCCGAGGCGAAGCTCAAGAACGAAGTTGCCAAGATCAAGCCGGCACCGCGCGAACCTAAGGTGGCTTAGTCATGATCTCATCCGAGATGATCAATCACCCGCTCGGCCCGGAATTCCAGGTTACGGCGGCGGCAGACATCAATCCGGATGCAAAAGGCTGGATTATCACCCATCGCAAAAGCGGACGTTTTATTGAAACGGGTATCGGCATGACGATACAAGGCGCCGCCGGACGCCTGCTGACGGAGCTTGCGCGCGAAGAGATACCGGTCAACAGGTAAAGCGCCGTTGCAGGCAGAGCGCTGTTGTTTGGAATGGTCCCGGGTCAAGCCCGGGACACGGCTACTTCAGAAATTCAGCGCTGTGGTCGGTCCAATATTGCAGCGCCTCGTAGTCATCCTTCCCACATGGGACAATATTCGCGTTTGGAGCCTCTTTCTCGAAATCCGACCAGCAGGCGTATGGAACATGAAACACGAACATGTTGCCGCCAATTACTCCGCCGCACACTCTGGGGATGGCCGTCGAGTTTGGGACGACAGCGCATATCTCTCCGGCATCGACCGGGCGGCCCGAGTGCGACACTTGCTGTCCGCTCGCCGGAATGGCGATAAGGACGATCAAACAGGAGATAGCGTACTTCATTGTTACCGTCCTACCTGATGATGCGCTGGAGCGGTGATCAGCAAATGGACACCTTTCATGCTGGCCTCCGCAACGCAATCGCACCGCCAATCGAGCGAGGCCGCTCGCGCAGTGCGTGACCATCGTTCCCACTCCGGATGATCCAGCGGCCATCTTTTGCCCGGCCGATGATCATCCCGACGTGATGTGGCCAGACGACGATCACGCCCGGCGCCGGGCCCGCAGCCGCAGATCCCCAGTGCGCCCAGTTGCGCGCGAGATTGTAGGATGGGCCAGGATCCCGGCCGACCAGGTGACGCATTTCCCAGCCGCACCAGGCGGATGGCCGTGGGCCATAGCTGGCTTGCGCCGGCGCGATGGCGAGCGCGAGCGCGAGCAGCGCGACGATGCGCTTCATGAGAATCCCCCCAACTATTGTCCTTATTGCGGCTGCTTCGCCTTCGGCGCCGGCCGGCGCCGCATCCGGCGGCGCAGCGTATCGACGTCTTCCTTGAGTGCGACGACATGGCGCTCGAGCTCGCCGATCTTCCGCTCGAGCGGATCGCGCAGGGCCCTGATAACTTTCTGCAGGTTCTCCTCGAGGTCGCGCCGCATATCAGCGAGATCGCGGTCGATCTCCTCGCGCTCCTTGCGATGGTTTAGATCGCGCTCCAAGGCATCGAGGCGGCGTTCCCGCTCATCACCGCCGCCTGTCTTCTCGGGCGACGTCCGCGTGAACAGCCAGATCGTGATGTGGGCGATCGCGGCGCCGACCACAACAAGCCCGGCAAGGCCCGGCGGGAAATTCGGGACTTCATTTTCCATGTAAGTCGTGCTTCGCCCGCTGAACCGAACGCAGTTCACCGCCAGCAAGCGCAATCAGAAGTCCGGATAATACGGACGGCTGCCCGAGCTGCAGCCACAAGGCAATCACCATCAGCACCCAGATGATCAGGCTCAGGCTCGCCATCAGCGCGCGGATCGGCGGCCCATGGCGCGCCAGGCTGCCATTGAGCATCAGCGTCACGATCCGCACTAGGCCGATACAGAAATAGACCGCCATCATCTCGCTCAGCGGCAGCACGTGCAGCAGCGGCCGCAAATTGCCTTCCGCAAGCGTGTGCGGCCAGATCATCAGGACGAGCGAGGTATTGAGCAAGCCGACGGCGGAAACCCATTCGAACAGACGATTGGAGGAGAAGCGACCTGCAGGATCGTTCGCCATCGGCACGCGTGCTCCAATTTGTTTGGAAAAATCCGGGGCGGCAGCGTTGCCGCGCCGCCCCGGGTCCGCCCCCATCAAATCACCACTTCAGCGCAAGACCGGCCTTGTAGACCGTCGACAGCGATCCGCAGGCCTGCCCAGGGATCGTACCGGGACCGACGCAGAGGCCCTTTTGCGGAAACTGAGTCATGGCAAAGACATCGACCACGGATCCCGAAGAGAGCTGGCCGAGCGCGCCGACAGACAGACCCGGCGAGACGCGCCAATCGCGATTGGAGCCGACCCCGAGAACGTCGATCGTGATGTCGTCCTCGCTGATCGAGGCCGCGAGGTAGGGCTTGACGTTCGTCGCCGTTTGGCCGCCCGGCAACGTCGGGAACGGCGGCACCGTAATGCCGAGGTTGGGGAAAAGCGCCATGATCTCGGAGAGCGGCGCGCCGACCATCACCCTTTGGGTGAAGGAGGCGGGCCCCGAGATCGAGAAGCCCGGCGTCGAGCCGTTGACATTGTTCCAGCCGAACCAGCCCTCGACGGCCGTGAACATGGCACTGTTGGGCACGTTCCAGGCAAACCCAACGATGCCGCCGACGCCGATCTGATTGGTCACCAGGCTGTTGGAGTTCACGCCGGGGGCGGAGATGTTGGCATTGCCGCCGCCGCCCATCGTGCCGAGACCAAAGTAGAAACCGCTTGTGGCCGGATATGACGTTGAAATCAGCGGCGCTTTGAAAGGACCAGCGAGATTGGCCGCACAGGCCGGAATAGCCGCGAGCGAGATAGCCGCGGCAAGCAAGAGCTTTCGCATATTCAACTCCGATTTGATGAAAGCCCGCGATATCGCCCGCGGGATCAGCGCTTCGTGACGACTTGTTGATTTAAGCCGGGAAACAGTAGGAGGTGATTTTCCCTTCGGCGCGCAGCCGGGCGACCTTGCGGTCCCAGGACTCTTTTTTTCTGGCCCTGGTCACCCCTTCGGTTCGCCGCGCTCCTCTTTGATTGGCGATCTGATAGACGCGGTCCCGCGGCACGCCGAACTCGCGGCCGAGCGCAGTCGCAGTCTCGCCATTCGCATAGCGCCGCGCGATGGTGCGGCGGCTCGCCTCGGAGAGTTTCCGGTACCGCTTCACGGCCATCGCTTATTTTGCAGTCGTCGCGGCCACGTGCGCATCGAGCTGCGCCAGCGCGGATTGCGGGGCGATCTGATTGGCGCGGGCCTTGGCGGCCGCGTCGAGCACCTTGGCGCGCAGAATCTCCAGCGACGCGATCGCCATCACGCGCCCGTAGTCATTCCAGGCCGACCACATGCCGGCCGCGGCGACCATGCCGCCCCCGACCAACATTTCGGCGTCGCTGTCGTTGATCCAGCCGTGCGCGACGGCAGCGCCGGCCGCGGCCTTGAGCGCGGTGCGCGCAACCGTGCCGAGCAGAGTTTTGGTATCCATTGGATAGCTCCGTTTTTTGCGAAAAATGAAATCCCGCGGTTGGGACCGGCCGCTAAGCGTCCAACACCGGCACGCATGCACTCAGGATCAAGAGCAGATCGCGCGGCGTGATCTTGGCGACGCTGCTGGCGAGCCTGGTCGCAAACCAGCCGCACGCCTCGAGCGCAGCCGCCTGGAGCTCGCTGCAAAACCATGAATCAGGCGAGCGCCAGTCGCGGCCGGCGACCAGGGCGGCAATGGCCTCGATGTCGTAAGGCTTGCCGATCTGCGCCTGGAGAAAGCGGTTGAAGCTTTCGCTCTGAGCTGCATTGCAAGGCAGCCTGATGAATTGCTCGCGCGTGAATGAGCTCTTGTCGTAATCGGGCGAGCGCGCCTGCACACCGCCGTCGAAGTGAGCACCAAGGTAGGTGCCGTCGGGCATGACAGCCTCGACGTGCGTCGCCCAATAGCCGTATTCGCCGACACGGATGCCGGCAGAGACGACGTCCGCGCCAGTGACGAAGCGCAGCGTGATCTTGGGATCACCCATCAACGGATCTCCGGGGCGGGTGCGCCAATTGGCGCATTCTCAGAACGGAAGCGCGTTGTCCGCAGCGGTCGCCTCGGCAGCGACCTTTGCCCATTGACGGCTCAGCCTGATGCGGTTCGCCATCTGCTGCTTCGGGGTCAGCCAGCGAAGATTGGACCGCTGGTTGTTGAGGCTGTCGCCATCCCGGTGGTCGCCAGTGTGCCGTGGCGTCGGCGGCTCGAGCCCCATGCGCTCACGCAAGATCACGCGATGCATGAGGATGGTGACATTGGCATCGCCAACCCGGATCGACCGGCGTGCGTAGATCAGATCGCCGCCGCGATGCGAGACCGCGAACGTCCAGAGCCACTGCATCAGAAAATCGTAATCGATGTCGGACACGGCAACTTCGAATTGCCGCGACCGTCCGATCGTGATGATCCGCATTCAGTGCAAAATCTGCTCGATAACCGCCCAGGTCTTATTGCCGGCAACGCCATCTGCCTCGATGTCGTACGCCTCTTGGAAATGGCGGACGGCCGCGCGCGTCTTGTCGCCCTCGACGCCGTCGACAGCGAGCGGCGGATCGAGCTGCAGGATCTGGTTGAGATCGGTCTGCAGCGCCCGCACCGAGCGGTCGGTTGTGCGTCGGACCGGCTCCGGCCGGGGCGGTGCAAGCGGCGCCAGGCCGAGGCCTTTGCGGAAGAGATCAGCCTCATGGCCGCGCCGGCGCCAGAGATCGCTTCCTTCCAGCCAGAGCCGGCGCATCGACAGGAATTCGTCTGGGATGAGATCGAAGCGCCCAGCCAGCATATGCGCCTTGATGGACCGCATTTCGGCATAGCGAGGCCCTGGTTCGTCGAACGAGCAGCCCCGGTTATAGGCGAGGCTCACCAGCGCGCCGTAGCTGTCGCCTGTCAGCTTGGCCGTAGGCAGCGCCGCATCGAGCCGCGCTTCCCACTTGGGCATCTCGCGCGTCGAGAATTCGGCGAGTGCCTGGTCCCAGGTGACGGTGACGCTGGTGCCATGCTGGGCGACGAATTGGTGTGCCGCCTCGCCCTTGAGGCCGCACGCCAACAGTACATGCGGGAGCATGTCATCGCTCAGGATCCCGCGGCAGTCGGCGGTCGCCTCATCGCGCGTGACATAGCCGCAGTCGTAGCCGATCATGATGGTCGGGCCGGAGGCGCCCTGCGGCCATTCGAAGTGCGCGCAGTGGCGCAGATAATAAATCTTTCCGTCGACCTCCTCGGAGACGATCAAATTGAAGGCGTCCTGCGAGGATCTCACGGAGATACCTCCGGCAGCGCCGCGCGCACCATCTTGCCGAGACCGACGCGGTCGAGCTCCTCCCAGACCTTGTTGAGCCAGGAGCGAACGTAGCCGCGCAGGATGCGCGATTGCCGATCATCGACCGTGAAGGCGGAGAATGAGCCGCCGAGCTTCTGGATCATCTCGCAGGCCTGCGCCGGGATATGCGGCACGCTCACCGTCATTCCGGACATCTGGGCGAAGATCGTGGCGAAGCGGTTGTCGCTGTCCCAATCGAAGAACCCAGTTTCGTTGATGTAGTTCTTGACGATGAAATGTTTGGTGCCTCCGCCGACCAGGCGCGCGGCCTGGTCGATCTCGTTGAACGAGGCGATCGAGGGGCCGAGCACATGCAGGAGCGCCAGGTTGATCTTGCCGCCGCGGATGTCGGTCAACAGCTGCGCCTCATCGAGCGCGCGCAGCGTGGGCGACAAGAGCCCGGCGCGGATGTCAAGGACGGTGACACCCTCGAGCGCGTCGAAGACCTTCATCTGGTCGCCGACCCTCTCGATGTCGATGACGGTTGCGCTGGGGCTAAAGCGCTTGAGATCGCCGGCCGGCCATTCGGAATCGAACAGCTTGGCGACAGCGCCGCGCGCGATCAGATAATCATCGAGCGCGCGCGCGACCGTAGTCTTGCCGACGCCGCCCTTGTCGGCGCCGACCATGATGATGAGCGGGGTCATGTTTCGGCCTTTGATTTGCGCCGGAGCTGGCCGGCCATAGCGCGCCGCGCGATGCGGCTCGTCGAGGAAGGTCAAGCTTCAGCCGACTGCGCGCAGGAGCGCGTTATCGTTGGCAGGGATCAACAATGCGGTCGGAGTGACGGTGATGCACCCCTGCTTGCCGCCCCCGGACGTCTGCGCGTTACCGGATGAGTTCGCGACGCCGCCGCTTCCGCCGCCATACTGACCGCCGTTGCCGGACTGCGAGGTGCCGGTGTTACCGTTGCCGCCGCCGCCGCCGCCGGAGCCACAGCCCCACTCTGTGCCCGTGTTGCCGGGATTGTTGGGGCCGGTACCGCCCGTTCCGCCCGTGCCGTTGTCGCCAGTGCCGCCCGTGCTCGAGACGTTGGCGCTGCAGGTCTGATTCGGACCGTTACCGCCGTTTCCGTTCGGGCCCGCCGCGCCGCCGGCCCCGCTCCCGCACGCAAGCGTCGTGCCGGTGGTCCCGGTCAGGTTGCCGCCCGCGCCGCCCGTCGCCGTGGTCGAGTTTCCCTTGCCGGCCCCGCCCGCGCCGCCGCTGCAATTGCCGCCGATGACCCCGATGCCGCCACCTGATCCGCCGGCACCGCCGACGCTCGCCGCCGCGTAGCTCGCTGCGTTGAAATACGTTGCGCCCCCTGGGTTCCCGGCACTCTGCGTCGAGATACCGGTGCCACCTAGGCCGATCGTATAGCTGACACCGGCGCCAGGAGAGATGCCGAGCCCGGTGTACTTCCCGTAACCGCCTCCGCCGCCGCCGCAGCCGACCTGGGAAGAGCCCGTCGCGTTCTGGGTACCGTTTCCGCCGCTACCCCCACCGCCGAGCGTCTCGATCGTGAAGATCGTGCACCCGTATATGTTGGTGAACGTGTTTGTGCCCGTCGCCGTCAGGACGATCGGCGTATGTTTGCACGCCGGCATGATCGGCAACGGGCCGACCATCAGCGGCCCGATCTGCGCCAGCGCGTATCGCTGCGAGATGACGCGCCCGAGAATGTTGTCCCGCGCCGGGGCCGATGCGAGCGAAGCGTGAGCCGCAATAGCCAGCGCGATCGCGCACAGCCCGGTGAACAATTTCGACCAGCGTGTCATGCCCCGCCTCACTGATGAGCGTAGACCGAGTACCCGGCGACGCCATTGACGCGCCAAATCGAGATCGTGAACTTGTGGCCATTTGTGGTGTCGAGAGAAGCGCCGGTATTCGACCCGACTGTGAAGCCGGAGAAGCCGATCGCGCCGGCGCTGGCGGCATTGATCACCAACAGAAGACAGGACCCGTCGTTGGCTGGTGCTGCGATCGTGAATGCGCCATTGTTGGTAACGTACTGAAGCGGCCGCGCGCCGCAATCGATCGTCAGCGTTCCGCTCGATTGCGTGCCGAGATTGTCAGCATTAACGTTGGCGCCCCCCGTGACCGTTTGATCTGCGGCCGTGAGGATGGCATCCGGCGCCATCTTCAGAATAAATTGCGTGCCGTCCCACTCGACCTCAGTCGCCTCTCCGCTCTGGATTTCTCCACCCACTAATGCGGTAAGGGCAGAGTTGGCCAACTTTTTGATAGCTTGAGCGCCGAGCCCGTTAACGTTGAGCGTCGCCGCGCCCGTATTGCTAAAGTTGGGAATGAATCGCAGCGGCACGCCGGGGAGATTCGAGGTCCAATTGTCGATGCTGATCGCGTAAGCGTTAGGCGACCCCGTCGACGCCACGTCCCACGTTTGTTGCTCTGGAAATGTCATGACGATTGCACATCCCATGTTGACGATCCGCCATAGACGAAGCTCGCGGATTGTTGTTGCTTGTCCATGATGAAATTCGTGTTGCCGGCGATGTTGTGCGTGGCCGGCGGAACGATGGTCACCTTCGCGGTGTCGAAGTTCTTGGCGACGTCGGAGATGCGGTAGGTCTTTCCGACGACGAGCGATCCGCTTGCTGCCAGGTTGACCGTCATCGCGGTGACGGCGGCGGTCCGGTTGAGCAGGATGTTCGCATCCGTCACGCAGTCGAGATTGAGCGTTGCGCTCGAGGTGACGATCCGGGTCGGCGGCAGGAAATTCCCGCCGAGAGCCTGGATTGCAGCGAGCAGCTGCGCGAGATTGCCGTTGCTCGGCGCCAGGCCGGCCGCCTGGATGACGGCGATAATTTCCCGCTGCGTGTACTCGATCGCTGCCGCCGGGATGATCGAGCCGGCCGTTCCTGTTGCCGGATTCCCGTTTACGTAGCTCGCGTTCGGATCGGCATTGCCGTAAGGCTGATTGTATTGCATGCGGCTTCCTTGTCCCGCGATTGATCCGGGACGGTTGCGGGCGATAGAGCTGCAGAATTGTTACGGCGTGCCGGCCATGGCGCCTTGCGGGCCCGGCGCGTAATCGAAGATCGGTTGCGTGTGTGCCGGCGCCCAGCGGCTGATGCGGCACTGTAGATCGGTCGCCTGCGCGATGGTCAGCGAAGGGTCGACCCCGCATTGCCCTGAGCCGCAGCGAATCCAGGAGAGCCGCGTCAGCCCGATGTTGACGTTCCAGTAGTAGCGGATGGTCGCGGGGCCGAGCTCCCAGCGATAGGTTCCGGCCGGGTTGCGGGTATCGCCGCATTGCGAGAGCCCGCACATATAGGGCGAGTGTTCGCTGATCGTGATCGCGTAGCCCATCTCCGCCGCGGTCGCGATGAAGAATGCAATTGATTGACCGCCTTGCGTGGTGAGCTTGGCGACCAGCGCTGCTTGGCGCGCCTGGATCGTGCTGGGCTCCGCCATGCACGGATCCGGCAGCCCGAAATTCCTCTCCCAGTCAGGCAGCAGGTTGACGGTCGACCGCGGATCGCTCTCGACGGTCAGCAGCAGCGCAGCGGCGGCATCGACATCGCCCCAGATCGCCCCGATGCCGGCGCACCACTTCTGCAGATAGCTGGAGGGATCGCGCGGCCAGGCCGGACCGTCGGGAAGAAGGTCGCGGTACGCCTGGGCATAGTCGGAGCCCGAATGCGGCACCCACTTGTCGGGCATTTTCGCTCTCTTGTCCCGGCCTTGAGCCGGGACCGTTTCAGACTGGAATGGTCCCGGCTCGCGCTATTGCGCGTCCGGGACAGGGATCAGGCCCACGTGATCACGCCCAGCGTCGCCATGTGCCCGTTATCAGGCTGCACGAAGTCCGACATCGTCAGGTCGAACGACGCCACGCCTTGCGTATAGCGGATTGCGGCGGACACCCATTCGCTGAAAATCGTCTGCCCGGGTATTGCGACCTCGAACAGCATCGCGCTCACGGACGTCGCTATGGCGGCCTTGACGGCCGTGAGCGTGGTGTTCGCGGCAACCGCCAGGTTCGCGACCGTGAAGTTCATCGGGTTGGCGACCGGCGCCACGACGAAGAGATCCTGCACCGTGACCGGCCTGACCGTATTGAGATAGGCCGTCACGGCCGCAATGTCCGCGGCTTGCGGGAAGCCATTGAATGCCGCCTCGAGCTCGTCGCACATGAAGCGAACCGTCACGGTGCCGATGCCCATCTCCTGCGGATAGCACCAGGCGCGCGTGACGCCGGCGACGCTCTCGGTCCAGGTCACATAGTCGGCCTGGTCGCCGCCCATAGGCGGCTCCTGGATGCGCTGCAGGAGGCGCGCGAGCAGCTGCGGATCCGTCTCCGCATCGGTGCCTCCGGTCAGCGTGACGACCGTCGCGCCGGCATCGACGCCCGGAATGGCGATCGCAAGCGTCAGCGTTTCGCCGGCATCGAGATTGCCTGCTGCGCCTGCGATCGTCGCCCTTATCGTGCAAGCGGTCGCACCTGAAATCACGATGGCTTCGGTCGTTTCATAGCCAATCGCCGGGGAGCCATAGCCGACGAGCTGCGAGCCGACCGGAACCGGTGTCGTGGCAAGGCCCGTGAATGTCACCGAGCCGCTGGCGTAGGTCGCGGCCTTGCGGCCTTTGCTGCCGTCCGCATTGGTGAGGAAGATCGTCGCCCAGCGATCGAGGAACTCCGATTCCGCGGTGTCGGGCAGCAGCTGTTTCGCCAGCCAATCCAGATATCGCAGATTGAGATATGCGAGACCCGCGTTGCCATCCGCCAGCACGCGCGAATTTGAATTCGGCGGCAGCGGCGCGCCGATCTGCGCGGTCACATAGTCGCGGTTTTGCTGACGGACCTGCGTCAGCGTCTGCGTGTTCCAGGGCATCGGAGACCTAGTTCAGGATCGCCGCGAAAGCGTGCCCGGTCGTCGCGCCCATCACGGTGATGGAGTCCTGCAGGACCACATCGCCGGATTTGCAGTTGAAGGTGCCGCCGGCGTTAAGAGTGAACGGCTGCGTCATGCTGCCAAACTTCACATTGAGAATTTCGGTTGCCGTGGCGGGATTATGGATCATGCAGCCCTTGCGGGTCATCGAAGCGGCGGCAAGCGTCTGATAGCTCCCGCCTGTTGCGATGGTCCCGCTTGCGTCCGTCGAGGTGACGCCCTGCGCCGAGGTCATCGCCGTATTGGTGACCTTCACGGATCCGGCAAATCGCGTGAAGGCCATGGTCACGACAGCGCTTCCTGAGCCGAATGCAGTCGCCCGTAGCCGGACATTGGTCGCGCCGGCGACCTCGCATTCCAGCATTCCGTTTGCCGTGATGGAGCTCACCAGGTTAACGATCGCGGGGGCGCCGTTGACGTGGCAGCCCATCGCCCCATAGGTCGTCCCGCCGTCGATCGACTGCTCGAGCGCGAGCGTCGCGCCGGACCATGTTCCGGACACCTGTATGCGCGCGGTCGAGGTTCCGTTCACCGCTTGAGTAACGGACGAATTCGCTGACGGCGTGCCGGTGACGATGTTGGAGCCGCCCTGCCCTGTCGTCGTGACAGAAGCGGAATCGACCGCCGAGATGTTGCCGGTCGATGGACGCACGTCCGGATCGCTCGGCCCCACGATAGGCAGCGAGGCGCTCTTGGTCTGCTGCCCCGCCGAGAGCGTCGCGTTGTTGAGCTCGAGATTGAAGAACTGCGGATTGGCTTGATTGAACGGATTTCCGCTCGCATCCGATGGCGAGACTTGCTGCTCCTGATTGCCTCCGATATTGAGGCTCAGGAACGAAATCGGGTTGCGGTTGCCGTCGAGCGCGGCCCAGTTCGCCAGCGCCGGGATGCCAGCGCCGAGAACAAGGCAGATCGATGGGACGATGAGGCTGCGCAGCTTCATCCGAGCGCTCCATACATGGAATTGTCAGGATCGGAGTAGTCGAGCGCCGGCGGTACCGGCGGGAACGCAAGCACAACAGGAGAAGCAGAGAGCTCGCTCCAGAGCATCTGATACTGGAGCGAGATTTCAGGCAGCGGTCCGCGGTAGAGCGTCACTTGCACATCGACACGCGAAGCATTGACCTGCATCAGCGATACGGAAAACTGCGAGATGATCTTGTTGTCGACGAACGGCTGCAGGCACTCGTTGACGTAGGCTTGTGCTTTGGCGAGGGTCGAACCTGCGGCAGCGGTTGAATCCGTGATCTTGTCGCGGCTCATCAACCAGAGGCGGACGCCGATCGGCCAGCCGCCCCACAGATCCGCCGCGCTGTCGTCACCCCACCAGCCGCGGCGATCGCTCGACCCGGGGATCGGCAGATTGTCCGAAGCATCGGCCAGGCGATCGGTGCCGAGGGCGATCGTAACAGCTGTTACCAACGCCTGGGTTTCGTCGAGGCCATTCTGCGATGGAACAAGGGCCGTCGTGCTCTTGATCCAATCGAGCGTGACGGCCTCTTGCCCGCCGAGCTGGCCGACCTGGACGATGCGAATGTCAGGCATTTTTACTTCATTTTCCGCTTGACGGCTTTGAATAACGGTCTGCTAGGCTCCGCGCCTTTTTCGAACCAGGAGCTATTAATGATCGAATTGTTGAAGCAGAAGCTTTCTATGCAGTGGCTACTTTTCGCACTCTTCCGACGCGGGAAGGGACCCGATCCCAAGGAAGTCGCGCAATTGACAATGCGTGAACGGCTTGACCGCCTTTATAAGAGCCTCGGCTGGGGCGAGGATCGCAAGTAACACACGGTTCTCTGAGCTTGCGCCAATTGGCGCAGGCTCAGGTCCCTGGAGTGGGCGCCGCGGTCGAACCGGCGCCGGCCGCTACGCCGCCATGCATGTGCGTCTGGACGCCAACTTGGCTACCGGTGCCCTTACCGGCGATCACATCGCCGCTGGTCTCGAAGTTTCCGGCATAGATGCCGCCGCCAATGGCCGTGATCGCACCGCTGATCTGTACGCCGCCATTGACGATCAGGTTTCCGGTTACGGTGACGCCTGTCGACGACACCTCGAGCGAAACAGATCCAACTTGCACCGTGACCGGCAGATCACTTCCGCCGCCGAGGATCTTGATGCCGGCGCGGCTGATGTAGATCTGCTGCCCTTGGTCGTCGTAAAGCGAACTCTCGCCAGGCTGCAGGTTCTTGACTCGATAGCGGCGATCATCGGCCCGAATGATGATCGGATGCGAGCGGTTGCCGTTGACGAAGACCGCGACGATCTCCGCCGTCCCGTTCGAATCCGCAGGCTTCGGAACGCTGGTGAAGCCGTAATCCTGGAAGCGTTCGGCGCCGGCGAGGACCTCGTCATGCAGCAGGCGCACATCCGCCGTCTGCATCTTGAGCGCATCGTTGACGCGGGTAAGAGTGCCGCGCGCGATGGCGAGAAAGGAACGACCAGCAGTCGTAACGGCAGACAACCGCATTTTTCAGGGTCGCCCTTGAGAGGACATTCTGATACTGAGCTCACCATGACTGACTTGTTCGATAGCCCAATGCAGATGCTTGGCTGGGCGCAGCGCCGCATCGATGACCTGGAAAAGGAAATCGATCGCTTTTCGAATGCGCGCCCGTGGACCTTCGTTCGAGAGAGAGATGACGATGGCGTCATAGATGCATTAAAGGTGAAATTCTCCAGCCGCCTTTCGAATGACATTCCCCACATCATCTTCGATGCGGTCAACCATCTACGGTCGGCATTGGATCAAACTGCGCACGCCATCGCTGTTCGTCACACCGGCAAGGCCCGACCGAAGCATGCGAAGTTTCCTTTCGGCCAGACCGAGCAGGAGATGGTCAATGACGCCAACGGTCGATGCAAGGATCTACCGACAGAGGTCACCTCGATTTTCAGATCTTTCAAGCCCTACAAGTCAGGGAATGTCGTCCTTTGGGCACTAAACGAGCTTGCAAATACACCAAAGCACAAGACCATCTATCCAGTAAGCCTCAGTGGGCTTTCTACACTCATCCGCCCTAATGGGCTTAAGATCGAGATGAGGCCCAACGAGAGATTTGAATTATTTCCTCCGCGATGGGATGCGGACAAATACGAGCTGATACTCGGCTACGTCCCCTCGCGCATCTCGTTCCCGGAAGACTTGGAAGTCACATTTACCGTAGCGCTCGACGAGGTCGACGAGGTTATTCGAGGACCGAACCCCGCCGCCGTCCTCAGGCGCATGGCTGAAGAGGTCAAAGCCGTGCTAGATGCCGCCGAGCAAACATGTCGATGCATCGGCCTGATGAAATAGACGCCAGCTAGCTATCCGGCTGATCCGGCCGCGCGGGCGCCGACGGCGTATCCTGCCCATAGGAAGGCTCACCCTGCAGGACATTTGCCGAAATCGGCGTTGTCGAGAAAGCCAGCGCATTCTCGGTGCAGAGGTCGATGGTCGTTCGGGATCCTGCGTTCGACTGCGAATAGATCACCTCTCGCGAGGCCAGAACGCGGTCGAGATCGAGCATCGGGCTCTTGACCGTGTAGCGCTTACCCACATCCCAGAGCGTTCCGGGCGCCGATTGCCAGCCTTGCATGACGCATCGGCAATCGACGATGTCGGTCGCGTTGTAGGCCATCTCGTGGTTCGCCCGGGCAGCCGCGTCCTGCGGACTGCCCGGCTCTTCCATGACGATGATCGAGCGCCGGCCGGCGCGCACATTCGGATTGGTGACGGTCGCAGAGACATCGCGTGCTGCGTCGCCATTGGTGTGATCATCACCGGGCCGCTGCCCGACGATATTCACGATGTTGAATGACCGCGAGCCGTCGATGCTCGCGCGCGCCGACACGATATTCTTCCCCTCGACTAGCTCGCCGGCGAGCGCCTGGGTCGGATCATACGGCTCGGCGATCAGGTTTCCGTTGCCATCGTCCGTGATGTGCAGGCCGCGCAGCCGCGCCAGGCGCTCGATCGCCCGAAAGACCGTCTCCCCGTACGCGACCGAGAACTGCGGGAACGGCGTCGCCAGATTTGGCGACGATCCCCTGACCACCAGGTTGACGCCGGCGCTTTGCGCCAAGGCTGAGGCGATCGCCTGGAACGTATAGCCCTTGTATTGACCGCCGTTGATCACCGCCGATGAATCGACGGCATCCGCCGTGAGGCTCCGGCCAGCCACCATGAGCCCATGCCGATCGGCATCGAAGGATCCCTGGCGCACAAACACATAACCGGTGAACGCCAGGATCCCGGCAAGCGTGATCGTGCACTGATCGCCAGGTTTGATGCGCCAGGCCTGGAAGTTGGCGTCGCCGTCGAGCGGCTCCGCCGCAGTGAACTCGAAATCCGAACATGCCCCACCATAGAGGCGACGAAGCGTGACCGAGGTCCAGCCCGAATAGGCCCGGCCGTTGACGGAAAGGACGGCGGTTTCGGAGGGGGACGGCATCGCGGATACGGAGTCTTGCAACCGCAGGCGGCGAGGGTGCAGAATAAAATCTTAACTTTTCGGGGGGAGCTTCGAACGCTGTGCGATCGATGTCCTATTTAGCGCTGCCTTACATCCGGCGCGAGTTGCCCGGATGGGGCGCCATTTTCCGCCACTGTGTCGGTGACTACCGTTGTGACGAACAATGGTACGGAAGAAAGAGAACTGTTGTCGATAAGATCACCGGCTATGAGCTCGATCTGAACCTCGGATCGTGGTCGGACCGGATGACCTATTTCCTTGGCCGCTGGTATGACCTCGGTGCACAGCTGGTCATCAGGGAGCACATCCGTCCCGGCGATGTCGTTGTGGATGTCGGCGCCAATCGCGGCATGTTCGCCTTAAATGCTGCGCATCAGGTTGGGCCGGGTGGCCGTGTCATCTGCTTCGAACCAAATCCAGCCTGCGCTTCGATGTTCCGACACGCCGTCGCGCGAAATTGCATTTCGCAGATCGAAATTCATCAGAACGGTCTTTCCGATAGCGAGGAGAACCGCGATCTGTTCTTGCCTCCGGGCGGTGACGTGCTGGGCACTTTCGCGGCCTATCGAGAGGAAGGGGAGCGGGCAGTTCCATGTCGCCTGCTTGTCGGCGACAAGGCCCTGTCAGGAATTGCCCCCAACTTCATCAAGATCGACGTCGAGGGCTTCGAGGAGCATGTGATCCGCGGGCTCCAGTCGACAATTAGAGAGCACCATCCGACGATCTACATGGAGTGTGTAGAGCGTCACCTCCTTCGGGCCGGATCATCGATTGCCGCGATGATGGCGCTAATGGAGAGCCTCGGCTATTCCGGAAAGCGGGTGGCGTATAGCGGGAGGCATCCGACGCATTGCGAATACCTGCCGATCGATGGACGCAATTGCGATACGCTTTGGCTCTATGCGGCCTGATATAGGCCTACGGGCGCGTTGTCGTTCGCGGCCGGATCAAGATCGCGCTCGAGCAAGTATGACCCCGGGCCAATGCAGGGCCTAGAGCCCATGAACGGACCATTCGGCGTGCCGATGTATATTGGGCCGCAAATGTAAGGATCGCCGGAGATATCCGTGACGTTCTGCATCCATTTCGGCCCGTTCGGCAGAGCTGGAAGCCAATCAGTCATGAGCTGGAATGTCCCGCCGGCGGTCATGGATTGCGGAGTCGAGACGGTCTGCTCGGTATCGATCGTGTAGTTCCCGCCGCCGAGCGAGGCGATCACCCGCGGCGTGCCAGTGAGTCCGGCGGCGATGACGTGGTCGCCGACCGCTATGGCGCCGCTGAGCCCCGAAGTCGACATGACACTGGTGCCCTGGCCGGTGTTGGGCGCGACTGTCGCGGTGAACGTCCCGTCGAAATCATTGCAACTCGCCGATGGTCCGCTTTTCCCGTGATTAGGATCATCGACCGATCGCCAGATCCCAAACTGCGAATTGTTGATATTGCCCTGCGGATTGTACCAGCCGGCGATGATGATCGATGGATAGCGCCCAGGCGCGGCCGGGGCGCCGACGCCGATCGCCAGCGTGCCGAACCAATTCGGAACCTTGTGCATGATGACACTTGCGCCGGTCGGCGGCGTCGCCGGCGTATTGTTGTCGCCGTTGCATGCCCGCCAGAGCTGCCCCTGCGAGGTCGATTGGAACGGAACGAAATTGCCAGGAATCCACCAAAGATGACCTGACTCACCTTTCGGCTGCTTCAAGACAGAATTCGTCGCCGCATTCTGCAACCATGATCCCGACGTTCCGCAGCATTGTTGATAGTTGACCACGGTGAGAGGGCCGCACCCCACGCTCTTGAGCAGGCCGGCGTTGAAATTGACATAGAAAAAGGTGTTCGGCTTGACCGTATCCGGGATGACGATCTGATCGCCGTCGTAATCGGCATTGATCCATCCCTGGTAGCTGAAGAGCATCGGCGCCCCAGTGAGTATCTGGCGGCCGGCCGGCACTCCTGTGTTCTCGCCGGACGAGCTCGTCTGCAGCGTGATTTGCGAGCTGCCCGTATTAACGGAACCGATGACCGCATACATCATGCGGCCATCGTCCATCTGGATGTTGATGTTTTGGCTCGGGAGAAGGCCAGAAGTGCTCGCCACGCCGAACGTGGCGGTTCCTGCGCCGTACGGACCGCCGGTGATCGTCGTCTGCACCTGCGGGCCGCCCGGCTGCCCGATGGCGCCGGGCAGCGCCACATCACTCCAACCGGCGACGGACGTGCCCCTGTCGATCGAGCAGCGCGGTGTGCCGTTGTCGCCGGGCATGACCACGAGATAGCTTCCGGAGGCCGCATAGGTGCCGCCCGGCGCGGCATAAGTCCGGGCCGTGCCTCCGCCCGCGTAGGGAATTCCGCTATAGGTCGAGTTCAGCAGCGTCGTGCAATTCGAGCTGATGTTGTTGGCCGTACCGACGAGATGACGCCCGTTCGCTTCGGTCGGCCCCTGCACGCCCGAGATGTCCACGAAGAAGTTCTTGTTCGCGCCCCACCCGCCGCCGCGCGAGTCCATCACGCAGATCATGATGTGACCGCTGCCGTCGTTTCCCACCGTGGTGATGTTGCGCGAATTGCTCCAATGGTCGGTCGGCGGCGTCGGATCATAGAACAGATATTGCGCGCCGGTGACGCCGGAGAGTTGCAGGCTCGCAGTAAACGTGACGCCGGCGAGATCGAACGTGGTCGGACTAGTCACGATGACTGGGTGGCAGGAGGAGCTATTTTGGCCACCCGATTGGCTCAATGCATTGCCGCCGACGATCCTGACGGACGCGATCGAGCACATGATCGTGCCCTGCCCGTTGTTCCACGTCGTCAGCTGGGCCGTCGAGTCGACCGTGATCTGCACCAGCCCGTTGTTCGGCCCGATGCTGGTGTCCTGCCCCACGTTCGCGGCCAGGATGGTCCTGTTCCAGCGGTTGAAGGGCTTGAAATTCGCGAATGTGGCGAAACCGTCGCTCGAATAGCCCGAGAAGTCCGAGCCCCCGGCGAGATTCGGCGAGGTCTTTGCGGCCAGGAAATTCGTGTATGGATCAAGGCCGAATCCGCTCGAATAAGCCAAACTGAATATCTGACTCAGCGGCGCGCAATTCCCCGGCGGAAAATTGACGATGCTGTAAGCGCAAGCCGAGACGTCCTGCATGCCCGCCGTGGCGCCGAGCGGATTCTGCACCACGATGCCTCCGCTCGCGACCGGATGCAGAATCCCACGCGATAGCGAAGTATAGGTGAAATTCCCGCTCTTGATCGCGTTGAATGTCGTGGTCCAGCCACCCTGACCGCCATCCTGAAAGAGATTGCCTTCGTTGATCGGATCAAACTCGATGTTATACCCTTGGAACGCCAGCCAGATCAGCCAGGGCGCGTCACCGCCAGCGTTCGGCGTGGTGTATGACGCCGGCCCGCTCCAAGCTCCCGTCGTCAAGCCACCCGTGGTCGACCAGTAGAGCGACCCGGCGTTGTTCATCGCCACCATGTTGTTCTGGTTCTTGGGATCGATGGCGACCCATTTGATGCTCGCGTTGTTGATGACGATCGACCAAGTACCGTGGCAGGAGCCCGCTCCGGGCGTGAAGGTCCACAACAGCCCGGTGCCATTGGTGCCGTTCGTTCCGCCGTCGACCACAAACAGCGTCCCGCCGGTGAGCGAGACCACCATGTGTTGGACCCAGGGCGGGCCGCCGCAGGCCTCAAAGAAAGTCGTGCCGCCGTCGTTGGTGCCGTAGATCGTCCCGACCTGAATGCTCGCAGAACTGAAGGTGCCGGGGTTAGTCGTCTTGTTGACGATGATCGTGGTGCCGCCGGTGCCAGCCTGCGTCTGATAGAGGCCGTTGTAGGCGGAAGGGCTCGCGCTCGTGACCTCGACGTAATCGCCGACCTTGATGCGCGATGACGCCGAAGTCGTGAACGTGATCTGCTGCGTGCCGCTGTTCCACGAAGCAGAGCTTACGCCCACCTGTTGAGCCGAAGCGGCATACCAGGTGTTCGTGACACCCGCGCCGTTGGTCCCAGAGCCAGGATCGTAAGCCAGGACGTAGGAGTCCGGCGATACGTTGGTGAACGGGATCGAACTCGGCGGAACCTGCTGAAAAGAGTTTCCCTTGTCCTGCGTGCGCCAGATGCCGAACGTCTGCGTGGCGACGATCACGCCATTGACACTGTTCGGGTCGCACTCGACGTAATTGCCGTTTACCCGATAGGTCCCGTTGCCGTTGTCTATCGGGAAGTTGATGTAGCCGCCGCTCGAATATGTCCCCGGGCTCGTGGCCTTGTTGACTACGACAGTGGTCCCAGACGTGCCTGGCTGGGTAACCAGGCCGCTGCTGGTGGAATTGAAACCGCTGGGGCTGACACCGGCGATAACGACAGTCTCGCCGGGGTAGTAGTTTCCGCCCGTGACCGTAAACGTAATCTGCTGCGTGCCGCTGTTCCAGACAGCGCCGGTGATCGTCTCGGGCGGATCGAAACCACCGCCGCCGAGCTCGTTGGTGTTCTGCCAGAGGAGTGTGGCGTCGGGATTCGCGGGATTGAATGGACTCGCCGGGTTCGTCCTGAAGACGAATCCCTGGCCATACATGAAGGCCGTGCCCTGATCCTGCGGCGATCCGCAGGCGCCTATCGCGACCAAGCCTGAGCCTTGGAACGTCTGGGTCGGCCCCGTTGTCGGCGACACGCCGAAGCAGGAGCCCGGCGTGACAAAGTTCGGGACGTCGCACTTGGCGCTCGCCAGCGCTACATTCGAGAATATCTGGTGCCACGAATTGTCGTTGGTCCCGAACACATATGCGCCGGAGCCATCGGGCGAGACGAAGTGCACCCCCGTGTTGAGCGCCCAATGCTGATGCGCGTTGAGCCCTCCGCCCCAAAGCCCGGCCGCCTGGAACGGCACCGTCCCGACGTTGCCGTGCGAGGCCGAAAGAGCTTGGCCGCCGAGGGCCTGAACCCAGACGGTGACCGCAATAAATACGAACGCGATTCTCCGGATCATAGATCAATCACCAAAGACGCGATTTCCGGCGCCGCCGGGCGCGTTGAAGGTGACGTTTGTGTTGCCACCGAGATTGAGCGAATTGTTCGCCGTCAACGACCCTGCGCCCGTCACGGTGATGTTGCCGACAGCGGCCCAATTCATCGTGTCGGCGCTACCCAGAGACAGCGTGGCGACCGCCGGAGTGGCCGCGTTTGTTTGCAGGAGCAGAGCGGCGCCCGAGGTCCCGCTCCAGGTGAACGGATTGGTGATCGTGGTAGTGAGGCCGGAGGAGAACTGCAACCAGCTCGCATTTGTGAGCGTCAGCGTGCCGATGGTTGGGCCGCCCGAGATGACTACCGCCTCATGGGCGCTCCAATTGCTGTTGATCACGAGCGTCCCATACGACGCCGTGGTCATCGTCAAATTCAGCGACCCACTCGGGTTCGCCCCGGGCACGATTGCCAAGGTCGCCGAGGATCCGGTGATGGTCGAGCCGGTGATGTTCCAGATGATGCCGGTGGACCCCGTGAGCGTCCACGTCCCGGCTCCCATATTGATCGCGCCACCGCTGCCGGTGACAGACGGCGCCGTGACGCTAAAGCCGAGGGAATCGTCAAGCGTTCCATTGGAAACGGTCGGCGCCGATTGGTAGGTGAAGTTGTCCTGCTGCTGGAAGTCCCCACCCGCCCCGTTGTAGGTGACCGTTGGCAACAATTTTCCGGCGCTGGTGATCAGCGTCGTGCCGGAGGTCGACGTGAACGAAATAGTACGCACGGCCGCCGGCGCATAGGTCATCCCGGGCACCAGCTTGAACAGGTTGCCCGTGATGCCGAGCGTAAAGCCGGCATTGTGGGTGAGCGTGCCGGTGTAGGGGCTTCCACTGCCGCCTGTGCCGCTCGCGTCCAGAGATCCGATCGTCAGGGCCGCCGCAATTGTCAGGTTACCAGCGGCGCTGTCGAGAATAACGGCATCGCCGCTCGCGGGCAGACAAGTACACGAGCCGCCGCCTGAATTTTGCGACCATACGGTGTTGACGTTGCTGCTACCACCGCCCGGCGTGACGAAGCACGTCCCAGTGCCGGTCCCGCAGCCGGTTGCCTCCGCGGGCGCCGCGCCAAAAACCTGCATTGCGACCAGCGCGGCCGCGAGCAGGCATCTCAACGCCTTGTCGAAAAAGCTCATCGCGGATCTCTTATTTGTAGCTGATATCGGCAATTATAGTGGAGGCAGGTACCGAGCTCGCATCGTTGTCGGCGATCGCCGCGGTGATGCAGAAGCCCAACCCATTCAGGAACTGCTTGCCAATTGGAAATATCTGATTGTTCGCGCTGTTCGCGGGCGGGATCAGCACGGTCTTAAACACCAATGCCGAGTCGGTCGACGGCACTGGCGTCGACGCCTTGTCGTAGAACCGCAGGAAATAAGCGGTCGAGGCGTTGATATTCCCGGTCTGCGTATCCTCGAGCTTGCCCGCTGTCTGCTTCAAGTTCGTACAGTTGTTCGTATTGGCGGCGATCAGATGATAATTCGTTGATGGGGTCTCGCTGGTGAGCACGCGAACCGGACCAGGTGTGCGAGTAAAGGTCGCCTGCACGGTCGCAGTGCCTGTCCATGCCGCTGTCGCGCGCATGCGCACATTCGTCGCTCCCGCAGCAAGACAATTCAGGACGGCGTTGGCCGTGACCGTGTTGGCAACGAACGTCGTGCCGTCCACGTGGCAAGGCATGACAACCCAGGTCGTGCCACCATCGACCGATTGATCCGCCTCAAGCGTGCCGGTCCAAGTGCCCGTGATCTGCACCTTGACCGTCGAAAGACCGTTCACAGCCTGCGAGTAGGTGGAGTTAGCTGTGGGGGCTCCGGTAATGATCGATGCGCCATATTGGCCGGCGGTAGATGTGGAGGCCACATCTTGCGCCGTGATCGTCCCGCTCGCGGGTCGAATGTCTTGCGCCTCCACGATGGGCAACGAGGATCCAGCGGCGGCCTGGCCCAACGAGATGTTAGCGCCGCCGACGCGATTCAGGCCCGTGTTCGTGTATCGACCGCCATTGAGATCGCAAGTGGCCGGATTCGTCTGCCCAGTGGTATAGCTGTTCGTGTTGTAGTTCGTTGCATTGAGGCACGGCTCCGCAGCCGTGAGGCTTGCATTCATTGTGGCGAGCAGATTAGCGAGGTTTGAACCCGAGACTGCATCGACCTCGAAAGCTCGCGCCGCGGTGAGCGCGACAGTTCCTTGCTGCCCGCTGGTGAGCAACGTCGCCGCCGGATTGTACTCGCCGCCCGATGGCGTGAACTGAGAGCTGGCATAGGTCCATGGCGCCGCATCTGTCACCGATAGACCGCCGCCACCTCCGCCTCCGCCACCTCCGCTCGATACACCACCTCCGCCGCCAGCAAACAACCCCGTGCCGCCGGCGAGCGCGATCAGATTGGAAGTGGAATCCGAGCCGCCCTGGTCGATACAGGCGACATGATCGTAATTGCCAACCTCGAAGGCCGCCTGCCCGCCATTCGGCGGGACCGGAATGTTGTTCCGCTGCGCAACAGCCGTTCCGGTCGCCGGCGTGCAGCTGACGAGCGTTGTGCCGTAGTTGGTTAGCACCACGGCAGAACCGCTGCCTGAGATCGGCAGCGCCGTCGAGGCCGACGACGAGCCGGTCGCGGTGAGCGTACCAAAGTTCAGATAGAGGAAGGTATGAACCGGGAGGAGGGAATCCGGTTGTCCCGCGCTGCTCACCTGCGCCAGCGCAGGCGCCGCGAAAGCGAGCCAGGAGAACGCAGCTGCATGCGCAGCGGTGCGCGGAAATCGTGGAATGCGCATAGTGGACCTCATTGGGGATCCTGAGCGGTTGCGGGCGTACCGCCCGAAGCGGGCGCTTGGGGCGCAGGTGAGGGCGGCGGAGGCGCTGCGGGAGCCGCAGGCTTGGCCTCTTTCACCTTGGCGGAGAACTCGGCCAGGAAGGCGGAGACGTCGGCGCATGCAGCGAATTCCCGCCGCAGAAGCATTGCGCCCATGCAGCGATCCATCACCGGGCCGATATTCGACCATGCCATGAACTCGCCGTCACTGATGGCGACCTGGCGATCGGCAGCTTGAGCGGGGAGCGCTAAAACCAGCGCAGCCGCGGCAATGACAGCGCGCGAGACCATGCAGAGACCTTTTTTGAGGATGAGCTACGCAGACAGTGCGATGCCGCTCGCCGGCATGAAGGCCGGGTGGATGACCTTGTTTTCCGCGGCGAGCTCGTCAGCGCGAGTTGAATCCGCGTAGAGCTTCCAGGCCATCACGATCGAGGGCAGCGAGCGCGGGAAGTTGTAGGTCACAAGGCTCGGCAGCTGCAGCGCCCGCTGAACGAGATCGCGGGTGACGGAGCCATGCAAAGCAACGAGCGCCTGGTAGGTCCCGACGTCGCCGGAGTCCCCGACCGTCTCTTCCGCGCTCGAAAAATTCGCATTATTGGTCGCGATCGCGGCGCTGACGTCGTTCGATGACGTGAACGTCGTCGCCGACAGGATGCGCGCGATCTCGACCAGCGCCATGTTGATGCCGGCATTAGCGACCGCAATGCCGAGCGCGCCGCTCGGAGCCTCCGCCTGCATCGCTGAAAGCACATTGGTCATGCCCGCCAATGTCGCCCCGGCCGTCGTCGCCTGCTCGAATACCGCAAGCAGCGGCGTCCCAAGCGCGCCGGCACGGATATCGGCTTCCCCGTTCGACAAGAGGTCGCCGATCGCCAGGAAGAGGCTGCTGCCCGGAATGCCGATCTGCCCCGACACTACGCCGCGCAAAGTCGTCAGCATCTGGCCGAGCACGCCGACGGCTTCCGTGATGTTGGCAACCGTCGCGCCCGCCTGGAGCGCCGCGGAGATCGCGGTATCGAGCGCGGCGCCGACGGCCGTCCCGGTCGTCCCCGCAAGCATCCCGACCAGCGACTGCGTATCATCGACGACGTTCGCGCCAGGCTGCTGACCAGCCTCGACGAAGTCCATCTCGATGATGCAGATGCCGCCGCGCTCGCGCGTCTCGCTGGTCTTGAAAGTTCCGTAGACTGTGAACGTGCCGAGCGTCGGATGTATCAGGATCCCGGGGCCCTCGGCCTCGAGCTCCGCGATCAGCGCATCGCGCTCGAAGGTGTAGAGATCGCCCAGCACATAGCCGGTCACGGAAAAGCGCCGGGCCCGCCGCCCCATATCCTCGCTATACGGGATATCGAACTTCGGGAACTCGAAGGTCGCCGTACGCCGTCCGCCCGCGCGGGCGCCGGCGTCGACCTTGAACGGCACGCCGTTGAAGCTCGCCGGAACGAGATTGAGCCGCCAGAGCGGAGGGAACGTCATTCGAAATTGTCCGCGCTTTGCATCGCGACGCCGCGATTGACCTTCACGGTATCGAACAGCCCGCTGGCGTCGGCTTTGACTTTCGTCCCGGGCGGCGCCTTGACATCGACCGTGATGGAAGCATTGCCGGTGACAGTCGCGGGATTGCTACCGATGCCGGCTTGACCAGCCGCGGCAAGCAGGGAGCCGGCGCTTTCGGCGTTCGGCAGCAACGCTCGCCCATAGGCCAGGCGCGTCGCTTCCGATTTATCGCCGTATCGGATGAACCGGTGCAGCGCCGCATTCATGTTCTCCATACCGCTCGCGGACCGGAATTCCGAGCCAGCCGAAGAATTGATCTCGCTCATCAGGAAATCGAGCTGCGTCGCAAGATCGGTCTCACTCTTGCCGCGCGCCGCCGCGAACTCCTGCAGCCGCCGGCGCCGATCAAGCCGCCATTGAATGAGCCCGATGCCGCCCTCGAGCAGGTTCGGCTGCTCGGGATTGAAGTTCGATTCCCATTGGATATTGCCGGCGAGGATCGCGGCATGCTCGGCATCAAGGCCGCGCGCGCGAAGCCCCGCGATGACCTGTTTGGCGCGGTCGGCAGCCGAACCTGTCGGCGCCAATGGATTAGGGGGAGGCTCCCCGCCACCGGCCTGCAGACGTATCTCGCTGTCCGGAACGGTCCCGCCGGTGAGCTCGGTCCAGAGCTGCCCCGGCGTCATTTTGAGATAGCGCCAGACCTTCGCTATCCCCTGCATTGCGGCCTCGACATCGCGGAAGCCATGCTCGATCGACGGCAGGTCATCCTTGATGTCCCGGAGAAACCCGCCGATGCCACGGACTGCCGCGACGATATCGTGGCCGATCTTGACCTTGTTCTCGGAAAAGAACTCCTGCGCCTGCTGCACCAGGGCCGTCATATCGGGAAGCAGCTCGTTTCCGACTGCGTTGCGCAAGCCTTCGACCGCATCCGTAAACCGCGCCCAGCCTGCCGCAAACTTCTCGCCGGCGCCCGTATCCTGCGCACCGCGCAGCTTGAGCGTCAGGTCGATCGCCTCCTGCAGTCCTGCATTGCCCTTGCGCAGAAGATCAACAAACGCATCAGTGCCGAAGACCTCATTCGAGAACGCCCGCGCAGTCGGCTCGCCATGAACGCGGCGCACATCCTCGATCAGCTTGAGGAACGTGCGCAGCGCCTGCTCGTTGCCGGCGACGGTTTCCGGGGTGGCGGCGAGCTCCTGCGCGAAATCACTCCGCTGCGCCAACAGATGCGCATAGAGATCGCCTCGACGCCGGCGGATGAGGAACATCGCCTGAGCAAAGCTCTGCTCGCCCTGGCGCACCGCCTCCGGATCGACGTTGAACTGCCCGGCCGCTCCCTCGAGGCCACGGATGGTATCCGTCGTCAGCTGTACCTTGCGCCCGAAGGCCGCGACACTCGCGCCCTGGTCGGCGAACTTGCGCAAGTTTTCGACCAAGGCGGCGACCGCACCGACCGCCGTCAGGCTCGAGATGCCGATGACGCCGAGCGCCGGAGCAACACCTTCGCGCGCGACCTCCGCGACGCGATCGAGCTGCTCGTGGACCTTGCGAAAGCCTTCGTGCAGCTCCTTTGTTTCTTCGCGGCCGCGCTTGCTCAGAGCCTTGAGCGCGTTCTCGACCTTGCGCAGCGGCCCGCTTGCATCATCGCGAGCCTTCGCGACCATGCGGAGAGTTTCTTCCTGCGACATCACTCTCTCGCGTCTTTGATCCGCTTGATCAGCAGCGCTGTCTGCCGCACGGTCCGCTCGACCCGGGACAGCGGCTTGTCGAGGAAGGCGTCAGGATCGCAGCCGTAGAACTTCGCAAGCTCGTAGCAGCGAAGCGTCAGGTCTTCCCGCCCGGCACAAAAAAGGGGGCGATGGCCCAGGCGCAATTCGTCCAATCGGACGCGCGCATCTCCTGGATGTACGGGAGCGGGACGCCGGCGAGGCGCGCGAGCATGCGGTTCATCTTCGGGCCATCGAAGGTCGGCAGCGCGTCACCGATGGCATTGACATCGAGCACAACCGGAGACCCGCCGCATTCCTCGATATCGCGCGCCGTAGGCTCGCGAAAGGCGAGCGCCTTGGTTTCTTCGATGCCCTTCTTGCCGGCGACCTTGAGCGGCCGCGATAACGCGACGCGAACGGAGCCTTCCGGGACTTCAGAATGCTCGCTCACGACGTCGCCACCAGCTCATCGCAAAGCAGGCCCTGGAATTCGACCGTCACCTTGCCCTCGACCGTGTCCGCCTCGAATGGCGGGACAGACCAGGCGCCGGAGAGCACATAGGTCGTGCCGTTCGCCAGCGCGGCCGTGATGACGCTATCGGTCATCGCTTCCAGGGTCAGCAGCGACAGCCCGGGCACCATCTGCAGGTCACCCTTGATCGATGGCACCACCGGCATTTCGGTATAGCCGTCGACCTGCGCCTGACCCGCGATGCCCTCACGCTTCACCCGGTTCGGGGTCACCGTGAAGTTGCCACGCGGCGCATACTGCACGCCGTCGATCGTAAAATAGAGGATGCCGCCAATTCTGTTAGCCATGGGCGCTTCCTTGGATGGGAAAGAACGAAGCTTGGAACGATCCCGGCTCTCCGCTTCGCTGCGGCCGGGATGACGCTAGCGCGTCAATTCAGGACCGTCGGGTACATCAGTCGGAACTGCGCCAGCAGCGTGAACTGGCGCAACTGACCCATCAGCTGCGGCGGCCACAGCACTTGCAGGCGGCTCGAATTCGACGGGTCGATCTGCACCACCAGGTTGGCGATGAATTCCGTCACATTCGACATCAGCCCGTTGTACTCGGCATTGCGCGCCTCGGCGACGAGCTCGGCCTTGGCGATCGTCGGCGTGATGATCGCCTGCCCGGGCCCGAAGCGCGTGCCATCCGGCGCGAGCTTGTGGCGCGGATACTTGGACGAGATCGCCGCCGACATGGTGGTCAGCAGCGCGGCGAGGTTCGACAGGACCGTGAGGAGCGAGAAAGCGGTGTCGCTCTGCCCTTGCGCGTTCTTCTGGTACTGCGTGCTCTCCCGCACAATCGCCGGCACGCCGCTCGGATTGACCGCCTGGACGGCGAGGCCAGAGCCCGCGAGCGTATTGATTTGGGTTTGCGAGAAGCGGCCTGACAGCGGCGCCGGCAGGATCCCGGTGAGCGGCAGCGTCTGCAGCGGCCGCGCCGGATCGTCGAGCAGCGCCTGAGCGCCTTGCGCACAATAGGCCGCCGTCGCCTCCCACATGCTGGTCGGCGTCAACGGTTCCCATACCATGGTGGAGATGACCGGCGCGTTCTGGGCCAGGCCGAAGGTGAGCGCGTCCGCGTAGTCGTTGCGGTAGCCCTGGTAAATCCAGCCGTATTGCTGGCGCTGATAGCCCCAGCGGCCCGTGGTTCCGAAGCCGTATTCGGTCGCCCAGGCGGCCATGCTGGCGGTGTCCGTATAAGGCAGACCGACATGCAGGAATTGCTGCGCCTGGATGGCAGAGATCGCGCCCGTGAAGCTCGGCACGCCGGCGCCGCCCGCCATCGCCGTATAGGTGACCGCCATGCCGGCCGGCAAAGCCTGGCCGCCGGCAACACCGAGATAGCTGTCGGACAGCTGGATATCGTTGCCGGTCGCACCAAGCCAGCGACAGGTGAGATCGACCTGATAGTTGTGCACGCCGTCGACCGTCGCGGTGACGGGCAGCGTCGTCAGTGCGTTGATCGCGGCCACGACGTTGGTGGCGATGGTCGAGGCCGTATCGGTCGCACCGACCGCGACGGAAACGAGCTGGCCGGCGATATAGAGCGAGTATGTCCCGGCCGCGGTCGGGTTGGCGGTGATCTGCAGCGAACCGGTCGCCGCGACGCCGCCGCCCGGATCCGCAACCGGAAGCGCCCAGAGCTGCTGTCCCGGATTGATGTTGAAGAACGCGTTGCACATGCGCTCGAGCATAGAGCCGATGCCGAACTGCTGCTGCGCAATGGCAAGGGAGCCGATGGGGATCGGGACATTGTTGGCGGCGATCCCGGCCGCGAGCTTCTGCCCAACGAGCAAGGCCGGCTGGCTCTGCACCGAGCCGCCGGCGAGCGAGCCGTCGACCGTCGCCCAGAACAGTGGCAACAGCCAGTTTTCCGGGACCCCTGTATTGATGCCGCCCATGAGCAAGCCTCGCGATGTTGGAAGGGAGGATGCGCCAATTGGCGCAGGCTGATTTATGCCGCCGGCGTGCGCGACTGCGCGGAGTCGCCGATCGCCTTCTCAGGCGCCGCGGGCTGCGCAGCGGCAGGCGCGGTGGCCGCAGGCGGCGGCGAAGCCGGAGGCACGTAAGCCTTCGCCTCCTCCTCCGTAACCGCATTGTCGGTCAGGCAGCGGCATGTGAAGCCGTCATAGGTCCAGAACGATCCGCCGACCTTGAGCCGGCCGTCGATCGGATGGACGAGGTTGAGGGATGCGGCCTTGGTCGGATAGACCTTGATCATGTCGGGATCTCCGTGACGATCGTGATCGGATCGGCGGTTGGCGTCAGCTGATAGGTCGTATCGACCTCTTCGAGCGGATTGAGCGCGACCGGCGGCCAGTTGCTGCGGTACGTCACCGTGAGCTCGATGCGCGCCTCGCAGAGCACGAGATCGGCTTCGCGCGGAAAGTGGTAAGTGACCGCGAAGCTCTCCAGCGCCTCGAGCAGGTTGAGCCAGGTCGAATCCGTGAACAGTGTCTGCTTGATCTCCTCGACCTTGCGGGAAATCCCCGCGTCGAGGACGAGGTCGCTGGTCGCGCTGTCGACGACGGTGATCAAGAGATGCAGGCGATTGAGGAACTTCGGCGCGCCCGCATTGGCATCGCCATCAGGCTCCCCATTCTCGCCCGCGTGCGCCACGCAGATGACCGGGAGCTGATCATCCTTGGTCGGCAGCGTCCGCGTCTTGAGAACGCTCTTTATCCCTGGAATGTCCGCAAGCCGCGCGTGCGTCGCGTCGCGGATCGCCAGCGGGCCGCCATCCGGAAAGTAGAGGCCGGGTGCAAGCGACACTGTTCAGCTCTGCGGCTGCGCCGGCACGGGATCGGAGGAGGCCTGCGGCAGCGATCCGCGCACCATGCGCAGCTCCATATCAGCGCCGCCCTGCCCGTCCGGTTTCACGTCCATCACTTCCCAGGAGATGTTCGCAGGATCGCTCGCGACCGCGATGAAGTCGCCCTGCACCGGATAGGCTTGACCGACCGCGTCCCAATCTGCGAGGCGAATGCCAAGCGTCGGCTGATTGGTGGAATGAAAGCCTGTCCCAGTCTCGATCACGACGGGCTTGGAAGCCCACACACCGCGCACGCCGCTATAGAATGGCGCGCCGGGATTGGATTTCGCGGGCGCTACCGTGACCGCGACCGCGAACGCATCCATGCAGGGGCCAAGCACCAGGTCGGTGAAGTCGACGGACATTCGCTGAACCTTTTCCCGGACGCGCGAAGCGCGAGCGGGACCGTTACAAGCCATAAGGGGCCAACGCTTGAAACGGTCCCAGGTCAAGCCCGGGACACATCAAAATGACCCGTTGAGCCGCACATTGCCGACGCTGCTGGGATTGGCCGCCGCCTCGATCGCAACGCCGATCTTGGTATTGCCGGCGGACGTCGAGGTCGCGAGCAGCGCGGTGTTATCCCAGTAGATCAGCTGACCGAGCGTCCACACATCAGACGAGTTCTTGGCGAGCTGATAGACGCCCTTGATCCAGAGGAGGACCGGCTGTCCTATTGCCGCGGCGTTAAGGCAGATACCAAACAAGGAACCGACCAGGATCGGCTGGCCGCTGGCGACGGCAGCAGGCGCCGTGATGGTGACCTGGTCGCCGTCGCCGAGGTAGTTCTGCATGGCCTCACCCCGACCCTCTCCGGAAGGAGAAGGAGCTCGTTACGCAGCGGCGCGGGCGGGACCGTCGGTCGCGAGCGGGACCGCTGCCGCATGCGGATCAACCAGGTGCCCGGAGACGCGCAGGCGCGCCACCTCGTCGGCCGGGAGCTCAACTTCCTGGCCGGGGCCATAGGAGAGGAGCTCGGCAACCTCGATCGGCTTGCCGTCTGCGGGTGCATAGCCGACGACGCGCTTCTTGGCTCCCGGGACGAGAATGCTGCGGCCGCGGGCGACGGTCGCGCGCACAAGGCGGGCGCCTTGCTGCTGATTGGCGGGACGCTGTTCGTTGCTCATGATGATACCTCAACTTGTTTGCGGAGATACGTCTCAGGCGAGATCGCGCGGCTACTCAACGGGAGATTTTGCGAGCGGCAGGCTTTGCCTGACAACGCTCGCAAAGCATTCAACGTGCGCCGCACATGGTGCTCGCCAGGTTGTCGATAGGCGCCAGCTAGGTGTAGACCGGCGAGCAGACCGTCGCGGCGAGCGCGGCGTTGACGCGACCCGGGATCGTGATCGGCGCCGACTGCATCATGATGAATCGCTGCGCGGGATCCTCGATGGTCCAGGTCTTCGGCGCGTATGGGAGCGCCTGATAGTTGAAGTTCGGGTCCATGATGGATGCGAAAGCGCGCGTCCCCATCATGTCCGGACCGGAGAGGAGCACCGTGCCATCGGTCAACATCGGGTATTCCTGATCGGTGTTTCCACCCTCAGTTCCCATGTCGACGTACCATTCATTGTAGATCCAGAGGTCGTACTGACCCCAGCGCCCCTTATACACCGCGCCGCGCTCGATCTTCGCGCCGGGATCGATGGCATTGCCGAACTCCGAGAGCTTCGGATAGTAGATCGCTCCCTTCAGCACCGGATCGGCAATGAAGCCCTCCCAGGACGAGGTCGTGAAGATGATGTCGGTCACCTTTGCGCCGCTCTCTTTCAGAATCTGGCGCTGCCAAGCCTCGATGTTGGTGGTCGGCGATGCGTTCCCGGCGATGACATTCGCATTCGTCCATTGCGCAGTGCCGGTGAGCGCGACAGTGAGCGAGGGGGCGCGGCCGAAGTCGACCAAAGAAGTCGGGAAGCCCTCACCTTTGATCAGCACGGTTCCGGTCGAGAGCACCTGCGCGGCCATCCACTCAAGGCGCCGATCGATCAGATCGATCTGATCGGTCATCTCGGCCTCGAGGTTCGCCATTTCGCGCTCAGCGCCGGTCAGCTCCCCGCCGATGCGCTCGCCGATCATGCGCCGGACAGGCTTGCGCAGATCCGGCGCACGCTTGTCCTTGATGTAGGCGGGCTTGAAAATGTTGGTCTGCATGCGACGCTGCTCGACCAGCTTGCCTTCGACCAGCGGCGACACGAACGGCGCGATGCGGCGCTTGCCGACATCGACGTCGATCGCGACGAATTCCGTCTCGCTGTTGATGATGTTGGGAAAGAACCTGTCGAGCAGGAACTTGGTCGGACGCTTCAGGTTCGGCACGACCGCCACGAGACGCGCCGTGTCGTAGACAAGGTTGGTGCCGGCGGCGCCGGGGCCAGGAGTAGGAGCAGGACCAGACATGGATAGTCTCCGGAGGTTGACGGCGCCGAGGCGGCCGCGAGTTTTCGTGTGAGTGGATCGAGCCGCCGCGCAAAACGATCGCGCGGCGCTCGCATGAGGACTGGATTACTCGCCCGCCGGATCGTCGGCGGAGACAGCGCCCTTGAGGAAGATGCCGAGCGGGATCAGAGCTGCCTTCGCCTGCGCGATCGAGATGCTCGGATCGAGCGTGATCGCATTGACGTTGAACTCGCCCATCAGATAGATGCCGCAGACGCAATCGCCGGCCGCTGCCGGCGCATAGTCGGCGAGGATCGCCACCGGGTTTGCACTGCCGTCGACCGCGGTCGCGACCGCCTGCTTGTACGAGAGGCTTCCGGTCGCCGGCGTGATCACGAAGGTGTCACCCGCCGCACAAGCCGTGCCGCCCGCCGTGATCGTGAAGTTGATCTGCGGGGACGCGAATGCGGCGCCGAAGGTTGCTACGCCGAGCTCAGCTCCATTCGGCGCATAGACCTGCGCATGGGTCGCATCCGTGCAGACCGCCGTGTAATTTCCGGCCCTGACGGCAACGCCATTGCTGATCGAGCCGACGGTCGCGTTGCCGGTGTTCGCGGTGCCGCCGGTCAGGGTCGCGCCCGACAGCGTGACCGCACCAGCGTCGGACGTAGCGAGCGTCAGTGCATTTCCCGCCGTGCCGATTTGCACCGCAGTCAGCGTGATGACGGCACCGGCGAGCGCATAAGTGAACTTGCTCAGATTGACGTCCGTCGAGCCAACCAGGAACGCCATGAGGTTCTGCGCAGTCGCCGCGGCGCTCGCCCCGATATAGACGTTGTTTCCGGCCGGAGGCCGATCCTCCCAGGCACCAGGCTGCGCGATAAAGGTCACAACCGTGCCGCCGATCGTCACGGTATCGCCGGCGTTCGGCACCGCCGCGACCGTGATGGTGCCAGTCGCATAGGTCTTGCCGGTCGTCGCGGTCGCGGCGCCGTCAAGCACCTGTCCGAGCACGGTGCCGCGCTGCAGGTTGACGCCACCGGTGATGGTTGCATTGTCGCTCACAAGCTTGAGGTTCCCGGCAATGAGCTGATCCGGGATGAACGTCTCGGCGACCGCGCTGGGCACCTGCGGATTGTCGCCAATAAGGCTGGGATTGAGCATTGAGGTGCTCCTTTCGAGGTTGCACGGGATTGGCCGGCGGCTCGTCAAGCCGCCGGAGATTGAAACAAACTAAGCGTGGGTCAGGATCAGGCTTCGCCGCGAGCCTTCTTTCCGGCCGCCGCCACCGCAGCCGCGAAGGCCTCCGGAGAATCCGCAGATGGTGCTGAGCCACCATTAGAGCCGACATTCGGCGGCGCTTCGCGGGACATGCGATCACGGAGAGGATCAGCGGGACGCGCTGCAGCGGGCGCCGCAATGCTGAGAGCGGCGATCGCCTGCGATCGCGGCATGCGGGTCGTGAGCGCAAGGCGCATGGCGGCGTCCGGGTTGGCTTTGCCGGCAGATGAATAGACGATTGCCGAGATACGCCGACGCTCCCGGGCACGGATTGCGCGGATCTGAGCACGCGCCTCGGGTTCCTCTTCGTCATCACGCTCGTCTTCGTCGTCGCCGTCGCCATCCTCCTCGTCGGCCTTTTTGGCTTTCTTGGCCTTTTTGGCCTTTTTGCCCTTCTCTTCGCCGTCGTCTTTCTCCTCCTCCTCCTCGCACTCCTCGCTGGCCCGCTCGGAATCATCCTCCTCTTCGGCGCGCTTGGACTTTTTGCCGTCCTTTTTGTCGCCCCCCTCCTCTTCCTCCTTGTCTTCCGCGCGCTTGGACTCCTTTTTGTCCTTCTCGTCCTTATCGTCTTCGGCGCGAGCGGCTGTCGGCCGGGCCAAAGCGGGCTTGGAAGTGCTGGCGGCGAGCTGCGAGAAAACGCGCATGGATCGGATCTCCGTCGTGTTTGAAATCAGCTGATGGACTTGAGGAGGCTCGAGAACGCCTCGTCTGGAGGCAGGACCTCGTCCGCGAGGCCCTGGGTGACACCGGCAGACCCGAGGAAACATCCAGCTTCCGTCGATCTCACTTTGCCGGCGCCGAGCTCACGATTACGCGCGACCAAATCAACAAACATCTCGCCCATGGCGTCGATGTCGGCCTGGAAGCGGGCACGCGCAGCATCCGACAGCGGCGTGGTCGGATAGCTGTCAGACTTGCGCTCGCCATATTGAATGGTGGTGACCTTGATGCCGAACCTCTCAAGCGCCGCGGTGATATCGACATGCAGCGCGATCACGCCGATCGAGCCGGACCCGCCAGTGCGCGGCACCGTGATGTGATCCGCAGCGCTCGCGAGCGCATAGGCCGCCGAATAGGCGTATTCGTCGAGGATCGCCCAGATCGGCTTCCGACCGCGCATCGCATAGATTTGATCGGCGAGGTCGAAACATCCAGCCACCTCGCCGCCGGGCGAATTGATGTGCATCGCGATCGCGCGTACTTCGGCATCATCGAGCGCCGCAGTCATCTGGTCGCTGATGTCGGAGTAGACGGTCTCCGCATCCCAAGCCCACCAGCAGCGCTCGTGCACCAATACGCCGCGCACTGGAATGATCGCGACCCCGTCAACAAGATCGTAGGGGCGAAGCCGCTCGCTGCGCAGATCAGCTGCGCGGCCCAGATCGGCGGATGCGGGTATCTCCGCAACAGGCATGACGACAGGGGCTTGGAGCATCTCCAGCAGCACCGCAGCGTGACCAGGCCAAAGCGCGAGCGGCGCATTGAGGAAGCGCCGCAGGCGTCCCGGATTAAGCTCGGGAGCGAGATGATTCATTGTGCCTCCGGTTGCCGCGCGCTTCGCTGCGCGAGCACCGCACCCGCCCATTCGGGCCGCGGAATACCGTATTTGTCGAACAGAGAGAGCTCGTAGCGGCGCTGCTCAAGCACCTCCTCGAATTCGAGGCCCTGTTCCGCGCATTCGTCCTCGAGCGTCGAGAGGGCGCCATCCATACGCATGATGGCGGCACCAGCTTCATCGACCGGGGAAATCCACCCCCTGCCCGGGCCCATCCAGCGGCAGCGCGAATAGGCGCCGCGAGCCGAGGGAAAGTCGGGCGCGCCGGCAGGCAACGGCAGATCGTCGACCTCGTGCGCCTCTTCGAGCCAGGCGGCACGGATCGGCGCGGCAAAGCCCTCGGCGAATTCATGCCGTCGGCGCGCCAATGTCTTCCATGCCTCGAGCAGCGCGCCGCGCGCGGATGAATAGTTCACATCCGACCAGTTGTTGCTGATCTGCTGCGCCGAGAGCCCGGCGCCGGCCGCAACGTTGCGCAGCACCGCGCCTTCAAATTCCTTGAAGTTGCTGCTCGGACGGGTCGGTGCAACCGTGTTGATCTTCTCGCCCGGGAAGAGCATCGGGATCCTGGCGTTGCCGATCATCATCCCGCGGCCGTCGTGGAACTCCTTGCGCAGGCCCTGATAGCGAGGAATCTTCTCGCCGTCCTCGAGCGCCTCCATCATCATTTCATGATCGAAGGGTGACTCAACGTAGGCCGCGAAGACCGAATTCAAGATCGCTGCGTCGACCTCGAGCGTGTCGTACTTGATCAGCATCTTGAGACGCTGAATGACCGGCGTCAGGATCCCGGCGCCGCCGCGATGCTGCGCAGCCCGGTCGGCCTCATAGTCGTGAACGACAATCGGGCGGCCCCAAGAGGTTTCGCGCAGCACGCGTTCCCAGGTGACGGATTCCGCGGCAGTGAACCAGTCGCCCGCATGCGCCTTACGGATATGATAGGCGACCGCTGCGCCGTAGCGATCGATCTCGACGCCGCCGCGCATGGTCATCTGATCGAAGCGCAGCTGCGGATTGGAGAGCCGATCCGGATCGACGATCTGCACCGCCGTGCAATAGCGCGCGGCACCCCGCCCAACGCGCTCCGGAATCCACTGCATCACTGCGAGCGCATCGCCGTCGATCAGCTTATGGCGGAAGCCGATGCGCATCATCTGGCCGAAGGTCCAGTTGCGCGCGGCATCGCAATAGCGACCAAGATCCGTCACCGCCCAGGCACGCCAATGCGCGTCGACGGCCGCGGCGTATTCCTTGGCCCACACATGATCGAACGCGGCGCCGGAGACGCTGGCGAGGAACCGATAATCCGGCTTCGGCACCGGGCGAAGGTTCGCGCCGACCGCGTTATCGAGCACACGCGTGACCGCGCCAGATGCCCATCCGTCATTGCGGACCAGGTCGCGAACGCGGCTAACGATCCGGTCGCGATAGATGTTGAGCTCGCCGTCAGGGCTCCAGAGATAGGGCTGCCACGCGGCGAGATGCTGGCCGTAGATGTCGGCCGCGTCATAGGGCGGTCCGCCGAAGCGGCCGTTGCCGCCGTTGAGCGCGCGCGCGCGACGGCTCGGCGGCACAGGTTCGCCGCCGGGACCATAGATCACCACTTCGCGTTTTTCTGACTGCATGTGCGGGTGCGCCAATTGGCGCAAGCTCTCAACGTCTCGGTTCTACGCGCGGGAGATCGCGCCGGTATCGGGCATTCCAGTTGGCGACCGCTTCATCGAAGCGGCGCCAGGCATCGCCCGGGATTTGCTGATAGCTGTCGTGCTCGGCTATCAGCTTCTGCAGATCGGGATAGCCGGAGATCATCGATAGTAGGGCCGGATGGCGCGCCGACCACGATTGATTCCGAGCTGCCGCTGCAGCAAGCCGATCCACTGCACCAATCCGGCCTTTTCGGCCGGCGTGTAGGTGACGCTCTTGCCTTCGTAGGACACTGTCACCGGTTTGCCGCCGGTGACGAGCTGCTGATACGCCATCTGCGCCTCGCTCAGCCATTGCTGCAGCGTCGCGATGGCGACGCCGGAGAGGATCGTTCTGTTCGGGTCGAAGGTCATGCGAGCAGACTTGCGATCGATTTGCGTGTCGGCGGCTTAGGTGGCGGAGCCTTGGGCGCCACGGAAGGCGCGGCGATCAGATCCTCGAGATCGAGCTGTCCAGTTTGCAGCGGGGTCTCACGCTCGGCCTCGAGCTTGCCCCAGCCGACGTCGGATAACCCGTAAACGCCAAACTTGAGCGCGGCGCCGGTTGCCTGGATCAGCGTATCGAGCGCCTCGTTGTCCTGCCGATCGTCCTTCACCCAGCGATAGACTGTGAAGCCACGGTCGCCTTTGCGCTTGATGGGCACGCGCCGTTCGGCCGTGAGCTCCTGGAAGTATTCATCGTCGAGACCGGAGGGAAACGCGACAAAGCCATTCGCAAGCGGGTCGTCCTTGGCGAGATCCCGGTAGAGCGCCATCTTCAGGACTGACACGCCCAAATGATAGAACCGGCTGGAATAGCGCAGAACCTTGCCGGTCTTTTCGTTACGCTCCCGCTTCACCCGAGCGATGCGCGGCGCGCCATCATCGCCGCGGCCGCGCACCATAATCAGCTTCGAGGATGGATGCTTGCGGGCGAAGCTCCAAACATCCTCCGTCCAGGCGTTACCGTCGATCGCGGCGAGGTCGATGCCGAGGTTGCGGCCGGCGGAGTTGCGCCACTGCTTGCCGAGCAGAGCGCCGAGATTGGCCTGGCAGTCGGGATCAGAGATGTGGCGATCAATGATCCCATAGTCGACCACGTAGCGGCGATAATCGCGACCGAAGCCGACCAGCTGCCACTCCACGCGATTGACCTGGCAGTCGATGCCGAGCATCAACAACAATGCGCCGGCCGGAACATTACCGCGAACGTAGTGAGATTCAGCTGCCCGATCGCGCAGCTCTTCCCAAGGCCGCGCCTCGCCTTGTGCCCGATAGGCCTTGCCGACCGTATCGTTGAGGAACGTCTTTTCGGCGGCCGGGTCGCCGCGCGCGCGCAACCATTCGGCCGCGATGCGCGAGAACGATTGCAGATAGGAATACGCGGACCAAATCCAAAACGAGCGATGCTCGCGCCGCGCATTCGGGTTTTTCGCTCGCCACTCGAAGCCGGCGAGCATCTGCGGCCGATGATGCTCCTCGATCGTCGCGCCGCACGCCACGCAGGTGAAATGCGCGTCCTCCGGCTTCGCCGGATCGAGACTGGCGAGCATGTTGTCCCATTCCAGCACCTGCATCTCGCCGCAGTGCGGGCATGGGACGTAAGGCATCTCCTGGCTGCCGGCCTCGAAGTTCCGCGTGATGCGGCAGCCCGGCATGACGAGCGGCGTCGAGATTTTCGCGATCTTGGCGAATTCGATCGCGCGCGAGCGGTTGTCGGCCTGCACCTCCGGATCGCCGGCCGCGTTCATCTCCCATTTCGCCAGGTCATCCTGCACCTGGCACTGGATCGTGACCTGCGAGAGCGAGGCCGGCGAGTTGGCGCCGCTGATCAGCAGCGTCGCCAGACCATCGCGCCGTTCCTTGTACATCACGCTGTCGGCGACATCGCGGCTCTTCTGCGGGAAGAGCTCCCGCACCACCGCGGTCGACCGCATCAGCGGAGCGAGCTTCATCTTCGACCAGCGCCGCGCGTTATCCTCGGTCGGATGCGCGTAGAGGAAATTCCCCTTCGCCATCGTGATCGACCCGCACGTGAAGATGTTAGCGAGCGTCGTCTTGCCGATCTGCGCCGAGCCTTGAACGGTCACATAGCGGCACGGATCATCCGGCGACAGCGCCCGCAGGATCTCGTCGAAGTACGGGAAGAGCTTCCGATTGTACGGGCCCGGGAACGACCCTTCGGTGATGACGACGTTGCGCTCCGCCCAGGCGAGGTAATCGATCGGCGGCGGCGGCTCGAGCGCGACGGCCGCGGCTTCGGTCGCCAGGCGCTCCACATTGGCGAGCATGATGCCCATTACGCTGGCTCGCTTTCTTCCTCCCCTTTCCCCTCGGTCTCGGAGACCTCATCCTCGATAAGCGCCGGCAGCTCGTCAGCCTCATCGCGCAGCGCGGCAGCCGCATTTGCGCGAAAGAGCCGAAACTCGGAACGGAGAAAGTGCAGCATGTCGCGCTGCGGAATTGAGAACCTGGCGGAGGCCTTCGCCGATATCTCGGCGAGCCAGCCGTCCAGCATGTTGATGATCCGCGCGAGCGCGCGGCCGATCTGCTTCTTGACCGCCTCGGTCAACGTGTAGCGGCCGGCGCGAGCCGCCTCCTCTTCCGCCTTCTTGCGGTTGTCGCGCGAGAGGCCCTCGAGGCGGGCAGCCTTGATCTGCTCTTCGACCGGATCGGTCCGCGGCTGCGGAGGCGGCAGCGGCAGCGCCGGCGCGGCTGCTTCAGTCGGCTGAGCGGGCGGTCCATCGAGCTTGGTCGACAGTCCATTGCCGAGACGTTGACCGATATCGAGGTGGCGCCGCAGCTGCGCGCGCGCCACGGCAACCCGTATCTGCGCCGTCCGCCCCTCGCCTACAATCGCCTCGCCGTAGACCTTACCTTCCGTGATCCACTGCGTGACGCGGCCAGGCGACACGTTGCAGAGCCGAGCGAACTCCGACTTGGAGGCGATCTCCGGCTCCGCCGGCTGCTCACTCATCCCGCCCCGCGCATTTTTAGCGAGCCTTTTAGCCGCCTTTAGGCAAGCTCTTTAGGCTACGAAAATGCGCTCTGACTGCGAGTTACCCTCGCTCGCGCGTAGCCCGTGGATGGAGGGTCCATAGGAAGGACCCAAAGAGGTGGAGGAGGTGCCGAGGGGGCGCCCTCGACGTCAGGCCTTGAGCCGTCGGGTCGCAAGCGCCTTGGACAAGGCAGCGGGAAACGAGGTGCGAAGCTCAACCAGCATGTCGTGACGGAAGTCGGCTTCGAAGGGAACGTCAGCCGGCTGATTGGCACGCGGTGCGAACGCATACATCAGGTGCAGGCGACCGCCCTTGCCTACATAGATGCCCTTCGGTGTGATCCGGAGGGCGCGCTTGGGCGTGTTGACCACGATCGCATGCGGCTTCTGGTTCTTGCGCACCGCGCCTGATGCCATACGACTGACCGCACCTGGTGGCGGAATGGCGAGGCGCCCGCGCGCCTGCTTGGTGCCGCCTGCATCATGAAGCTTGAGATGCGCCCGGCCGAGGCTATCGTAGATCTCGATCCGGAGGTTGCGCTTGTTGGCGAAATTGGTGCGCAAAGCACGCGAGATGAAGCCCTGGTTACGCTGCGTCACATGGCTTGGCCATGTGCCTTGCACCAAGGCTTGCCGTGTGTTCTTGGCCGCCTGGTTCATGGCGAGCGCAAGCGCGTACGGCACCTGGTCGATCTGGGCGTGTAATTCCTTTGCGCGAAGCTCGAAATCCCGGGTATCGATCACAAGGTCGATCATCAGGTTCCAGCCCCTATAAAACACAAAACCCCGCGCACGTGAGTGGCGGGGCCTGTAAGCGGCAGCACGGGGATATTTCCCCGTTGTTGTGGCGTTTCCGCCGTCGCGCGCTTTGACCTAAGAGGCCGGATCGCCGGCTATCCGTCGGCTACATCGCGTGAGCTCGGACGCTGGTACCCAAACTCTGATAACGCGCCCGAACAACTTCGTTACCTCAACACCGATTCTCGATTCATTTGCAACCTTGAAAACCTTCCCGCTCCCCAGAAACTCGGCATTACCGCGATCCCTGAATTCGACTTCGTCACCGATCTCGAGCGGTCCCACGTCCGGATCGGGCGGAGGGGGCAGATTGAGCTGCGCCTCGATCTTGCGGATGCGCTCGATGTCATCTTGCCGAAGCACCGCTGGCAAACCCTTGGAGCTACGAATGAAGTCACGAACACCGGCCCATTTCATCACTGGATCACGGTGCTGAATATTCATGATCCGAGTGGGGGCGAACATCAGGCCGGGCATGATGGGCCAAAGCCGATGAGATGTCTTCGTGGTATTGAGACCGGAAATGGCCTGCTTCGAAAAGACGGGAAGATAGATCAGCACATTTAGATTGATCAGTCGCTCGGCTGCCTTGATTTCACGGTTTGGCGACACGATCAAGGCGTGCCACTCCCGAAATGCCTCCCAGGGCGTGACCTCTTCGGGCTGGATCAGATCGGCGAAGTGCGTATCGAGCTTTTTCGATCGCCAGTCGTCGCCCCACTCAGCCCGCGCGCGCTCTTCGGCGAGACGAACCGCGTCCGGATTGAGCTTGTCGTTTGCGAGCATCGGTCACCTATTTGAATTCGGCCAAATCTTCAGCGGTGCAGAGCGTTTTTGCGTCGGCTGGCGGCCCGGTCGACACGCCGCCGTCCTTGCGCGGCGGCCATGGCCAAGGCGCCTCGATCGCATCGAACTGCCGCAAGTTTGTGAGATGCGCGCGCAGGAAATCCCGCCATGCTGCGAAGTTCGGCGAGCCGATGCGATAGATCGCGCCCTCGGCCGGCGCGGATGCGAGCGCGAGCAGCTGCGGCGTGATCGGCCGCGTATAGATCAACCGCCCGTCGCCCATCCGCGGCAAGCTCGTTTGGCCGATCCGCGCCAGCGCCTGCAGCGCTCGGCCGGCCTCGCTCGCAAGACCGTACGGGCCACCGATGCCGGCTTCCGGCGCGGGCGAAGCCATCAGCCCTTCCCAGACGCGCTTGCGGATGAAAAGGTGCGCTTTCATCGGCTTTTCGCGCCGACGCAGGCAGCGCGCTGCGAATACCGGCACACCGGCGACGCAAGCCTTCTGATCGGCAGCCGACAGCGCAGCAAAACTCTCTTGCGCCGCGATCAGGTCGACAATCCCGTCCGGATAGCCCGCCTTGAATTCCCTGAAACGCTCCTCGGTTCCATCAACACCCCCCGGAGGGGGGTTTGGGGGGAGAATCTTAGGTTCAGGTTCAGAGATTAGGCCCTGCACGCAGGTGAAGGGCAAATGCACCCCTAATGCAGGGTCAGCTGAATTTGACCCCTCACCGCGTGCAGGGTCAGATGCATCGCGCCCCGCAGGCGCTAACCCCTCACCGCGTGCAGGGCTAAATTCCCCCCTATCCCCCTCGCCGGCGCCGCTCGCGCGCGCCTCGATTTCATCCGGATCGGCATTGATCATCAGCCGGATTTCGTCGGTCGTGCGGCGCCCGCGGCCATCGCCATTGCGGCGGCCGACCTCATCGATCCACTGCGGCGCGCGCGCGATCGCACCGATCTCCTCGAGGAAGGAAAGTCGCCTGCGTACCGTGTTCTCGACGAGCTCGCAGTCTTCAGCGAGGTGCGAGATCGAGACAAAGCACGCGCCCTCGCCATTGACGTAGCCGGTGAGCATGCACAGGACGAACTTGGCGTGCGGATTGCCGATCCGCAGGTTGCGCGCCCAGGCGTGCGCCTCGTCGGCGGCAATGCGGCGCGGCCGGCGCCGTCTGTCAATCTCAGCCATGGTCACGGAACGGTCTCCTCGGCCGCGGCCAGACAGGGCGGCGTGTTTGTCAGCGGAATGCTCGCGCCGTTGCGGTGCCGCCATTCGCGCCACGGCAGGCCGTGCGGCGGATGCATGGTGATCTTGACCAGCCCGCAGTGCGCGCAGGTGCGCTCGGTCCGATCGGGAAGCCGCACCGGCTCGCCCCAGCGATGGCGCGGCTCGACGGCAGGCGAAGCTGTCTTTTCCACGGTCATCGCACTCGCTCCCCTGTGGATATCGGGGACTTGACGGACCGATTCGTCACCCGCGAATCGCCTTCCGGACGCCGCCCGGGCATGCTTTCAAGCTCAGGCTCCTCGTCCTGAAGGATCGCAGCGAACAAACTTTCGTCGGCGATCATCTCCAGAACGACGCGGATGAGGCCCGATAAGCGCAGCTTGCGATCCTGCGCCTGCTTGATCCATGCCGCGGCAACATCCTGCGGCAGACTGATCGAGGGGATCACAAAGTTGATCCGTTCTTTCTGGCGGTATTGAACGAAGCGCGGCAGGCCGGAACGCGCGCGAGCGGCGGCCATGCGCACCGAAATCGGAATGCGCTCGCTCATGCCGCCCTCGACAAATAGGCTTCCGCGAGCTGGCGGATGCGGCTTTCGTCGGAATAGACCGTGGCGACACCGCGCAGCGGATCAACAATGCCGGCCGATTGGCTCGCCTTGAGGCCGAGCAGCGAGACCATCAGCGGATCGCTGCCGCCATCGGCGTGGAGATAGATCGCGGTGCATTCCTCCGCCGTCTGGCCCGGCCGATCGACGCGGCCGATCAACTGCGCATGCACCTGCGGCGACCAATCAAGCTCGCCGATGACCACGGTCGAACAGCGCTGCTGCAGGCCATCGAGGCCGGAGCCTGAGCGCAGCGAGATGATGAACAAATCAGTCTCGCCGGCGCAGAAGGCGCGCTTGGCCTCATCCTTGTGTTTGGTCGTCTCGCTGCCGGTGTACATGACCGGCTTGAACTCCGCGAGCTCCTCGAGCCAGATGTCGTAGACCTCGCGATGCCACCCGGCGAGCACGACCGGCGTGCCGGCTTCGAGCAACAATCGCACGAACGCGGCAACGTGCTTGGCCTTGGCGACGCCGGTGATCTGCCGCAGCAATAGATCAAGCTCGCGCGCCGCCTGCCCGCGTTCGACGAACGTGCCGCGCATGACGGTGAGCGCCAGCTGGCGCGCGAGCGCCGCCGACTGCGCCTCGACCTTTTCGTCGTAAGGCACTTCGCGCACGATCGTGTTGACCGGGCGCCCTGAGCGCACCTCGCGTAGCACTAGATGCTGCTCGCGTAGATAGGTTCCGAGCGCCTCCGGCTCAGTCACCACGCCCTTGACGCCGCACCATTCGCGCAGGAATTCGTTATAGCTGCCAAGCGCGCCGGGCTCGATGAACTGCATCACGTCCCAGATTTCGGCGCCTTGATTGTAGATCGGTGTCGCCGAGAGGCCGAGGCGCAGCTCTGCGTGCTCGCTGAAGACCGCACAGGCCTTGCCCTTCTCGGTCAGGCCGCCGTGGCGCAGCTCCTGGATCTCGTCATAGACTACGCTGCGGAACTTGCCCGTCGCCGCGACATCGACCCAGCCGTGCACGTTGGAATAGCGGAAGATATACACGTCCGCTTCCGGCAGCGGATAAGGCCTGGTCACCTCGATCACGTGCGGCCGCAGATGCGTGCGCAGCTTGCAGCGCTGCGCCCATTGGGTCGCGAGATGCGGCTGCACCACGATCGCGGCCGGGAGGCTGTCTGCCGCCGCGATCGTCCCAAGCGCGCTCTCGGTCTTGCCGAGCCCGACATCGTCCATCAGCAGGAGGCGCCGGCGCAGCCGCGCCACCTCGATCGCGCGCGCCTGGTTAGGATGAGGCACGAAGCCTTCGCGGAAGCCCATCGTGGCGGTCGGCTGCCAGTCGGCGCCGAGCACGCGCTCAACCGCCGCGCGGTCCCGATCGAACGCTAGGCACCCGCGCTCGAGCCGCGCCCGGTCGATCGCCGACATCTCCAGCGGATAGCGCTGCATGAACCAGGCGAGATCGGTGCAGGCCTCATCCGTGGCCGGAAACGTGAAAGCTGCCGTCTCCGTCTTCGGCACGCGCGGGAAGCTGCGCTTGAGGCGGATCGCCACGTGCGGGGCAATACCGGTCATGATCCAGCGCTTCTGCACCGGATCGAATGCGAGCTTTCCGTAGGTCGGCGCGGGCGCATCGCGCCAGGCGCGCGCCACGGCCGCGGCGAGCAGGTCGCCGTCACTGTCGCGAAGCGCGAGGCTATCAACCATGGCGAGATCTATTGCTGTTGCTGTGCTGGCATCGCAGCTGCCGAGGTGATGCGACACCGATGAGCGCCACGCGCTGGCCGAAGATCAGGATCGGTTGGCGCCATCCTCGCCCGCGCATGTAGCGGCAGAAGTCAGTAAGCCGGACGAGCCAAGGGCGCCCCATCACAGCCACCCCCGCCCCAGATCCGCGACATAGCAGGGCTTGGCCCCCATCTCCGGCGGCATGCCGACCTTGAAATTTGTGGCGAGCACCAGCGCCCGTACCCGCTCATGGCTGCAATAGCGGGCGCACTGGCGATAGATGTTGCGCTTGCTGCCCTTGATCTTGATTTCGACTGCGACGCCTTCGACCATGAAATCGACGACGTCGGTCGCCGACAGACGAACCTCGCGCTCCGCGGCAAAGCACGCCTCAGCCAGCTCGGCAGCAATCGCCGCCTGCAGCGCCTTTTCGTCGCTGAGCGGCCAGCGGCGCGCCTGCAGAAACGCGACGAGGTTGCGGGCGATCTGATCCGGCGAGATCATGCGTGCGCGCGCTCCTCGCGCCGCTCCTGCTTCTTCGACATCGCGTCGAGGTGCGCCTGCCCCGCGGCGGACATATTCCCACTGCCGTCGACCATTCCGAGCGCGTGCATGTAGAGGCCGAGGATCGCCTCATGCTCGGCGAGCTTGTCGGCATCCTGCGCGCGGCGGCGGACGATTGCGCGCAAAGCCTTGGTGTCGAAGCCGTTCGCCTTCGCCTCGGCGTAGATGTCGCGAATGTCATCCGCGATCGACTTCTTCTCCTCCTCCATCCGCTCGATGCGCTCGATATAGGCGCGCAGGTGATCGCGCGCGATGCCCATGACGTTGCTCACTGTGATGCCGCCTCCTCTTTGACGATAGGCTCGTCAGTTTTCCACTTGCCTTTGCCCATATTCCGACCGAACCATTTGGCGAAGTCAGTGCAGTTGATTTGCACCGTGTAGGTCACACCGCCAGAAGCATTGAACGGGTTGCGAGTGAGGGCGCCGGACTTCACCAATTCGTCCAGTGCCTGCTGCATACGAACGGTCGGGCGAGACCGGACCATCTGGTAGGTCAACTGGCTTTGACCAGGGATGCCGAGACGACCGAACAAAGCCCCAAGAACGACCTTGGCGTCGTCGCTTAACGACTTCATCAGCAGGTCGCTAGAAATACCGGCAGCGTTGCTCATATTACCTCTCTCAGCTCATCGAGGGGGGGGGTGCGGCGGCGTCTTCGACCACGGGACCGCATTGCTCGAGGTCGAACAGCGCCGGCACGGCGAGCTTTTCCTCCGCCGCGCGGCAGTAGTGGACCGCGTCGAGGAATGTGCCGCCGTTGAGCTCTGAGCCGGCGCCGCGGCGGCCTTTGAGGATTGCCCGATACGGCACGGTGCCGAGGCCTGCGAACGGGTCGTAGATCAGATCGCCGGGGTTGCTGTAGCAATCAATCAAACGGTCGACGATGTCCCACTGGAGAGGACAGAGGTGTTTCTCGACCTTGCGTGCGGCCTGGTTGGAATTGAGCGTGCGCATGCGCAGCACGTCATGCCAGACGTCCGGATGCCAGCTCCCCGGCGCGATGCACATGAACTTGGTCGGCAGGCGGTCCATCCGCTCGAGCGTCTCGCCGACCTTGACGTGCAGTTCGTAGTCGTAGATGCGCTTGAGCGAATCCTCGGTGAACACCTTGGCGAGCTGCTGCGGCCCGTAGGCGGCGAGCTCTTCCGCTGTCAGCAGGCGGTTGCCGCTCGATCGCCAATAGCCATGCGCGTCGACCTGCCAGCGCGCCCGCGTGTAGATTTCCTTGTCCTTGGTGACCGGCTCATCCGCGTAGCCGCGACTGCGATCCGACTGCGGCTTGCGGAGCAGAAGGATATATTCCGGCATGCCGCAGCCCATCTTGGTCGAATCCTTGGCGTTCTCCGACCAGCCGAGCCGATAGGTCTGCGCGTTCTCGCGCACCACATCGGTGATGACCGTCACCATCCCCATGTAGTCGAAGCCGTGCGCGCGGTAGTGCATGATGGCTTCGGCGTGAAAGGGCAGCACGGTCGGCGCGCCCTTGCCGGTGACGGCGCCGAACAGGATCCGGTCCTTGACGTGGATCGACATGCGCCGGCCAGGCTTGAGCATCCGGAAGAGCTTCGGCGTCAGAAAATCCATCTGCGCCCAGAAACCGGAGGTATCGGCCGGCGCATCGCCGTTGTGCCCAAAATCGTTGAAGGACTCCGCGTACTCGTACTGCGTTCCGAACGGGATCGACGACACGATCGCATCGACCGAGTTTTCGGCCCAACGCGAGGCCTCATCGACCGCATCGTTGTTGGCGATGACAAAGCGCTCGCCGCGCACCTCGACGCGCTTGAGGCCAATCGATCGGCGCAGAACCTCCGCAGTCGGCAGCTTGTCGAGGCCGAAGCGCTTGATGATCGCGCTCATGCGCTCGCGCAACTCGGTGTCGCGCTGCCACTTCTCGAGCAGGATCGCCCGCACTTCGCGCTCGGCTTCGGAATAAATGATATGCACATCGACCGGGTGCTGCTGGCCGAAGCGCTGGAGGCGATAGGTCGCTTGGATGAAATCGTTGAACTTGAAGCCGACCCCGACAAAGATCGCGGTGTGGCAGTGATATTGAAAGTTCGACCCGGAGCCGGACAGGATCGGCTTGGTAGCAAAGTTCTTCACCTCGCCGCGCTCGAAGGCAACGAGGCTCTTTTCGCGCTCATCCGGATGCTCGCTGCCAGAGATCGCGACGACGTTGGGCACCGCGGCCTCGATCGCCTCGCGCTCAGCCTCGAGGTCATGCCAGAGCAGGTGATGCCGTCCGGGATCCTCCGCCATGATGGCGCACATCTTGGCGACCCGCGCCGGGATGCTCTCTCGCTTGGCGGCCGCGGCCTGGCTCACGCCGAGCGCGGCTGAGCGGAACAGCACAGTCTGACCGTCCCGTTCGACGTCGGCCTTACTGTGATCCGCCGGCACCTCGTGCCAGTGCACGCGGATCGGCGGCAGGTCATAGCCCTCATCTGAATAACCGAGATCGCTCGGCTTCTGCACGAACGCGGCCCAGGAGTGCACCCAGAGCCAGAACTCCTCCTCTTTGTGCGGATAGAGCGTGAGATCGCCTGCCTGCTCGCTGTTGCGTTGGAACCAGCGGGTCAAGGCCTGCCCGGTATCCATGATGCCGAGGAAGCCGGCGTAGTGGATCAGCTCCTTGTAGCGATTGGGCGAAGGCGTTGCGGTGCAGACCAGCTTGAACGGAATATGCTCGAAGAGCGGCAGGAACTCCTGGAAGGTCTTGCTGCCGTAGCTGCGCAGCACACTCGCCTCATCGAGCGATGACGCCGCGAACGAGCGCAGGTTGAGCTTCCCGTCGCGCACGGGCTCATAGTTGGTGCAATAGTGCTCGCAGCCAGCCACCATCTCGCTTTCGTGCTGGATGAAGCGGAGATCGATGCCTAGCGCCGCTGCGTCGCTCATGAAACCGTGCCGCACGCCGTACGGCATGACGATCAGGGTCGGGCCGCCGTCGCTATGGCGCGCGATCTGTCGCGTCCATTCGAGCTGCATTGAGGTCTTGTGCAGTCCGAAGGCCGCGAAGATCGCGCGGTTGCCGCCACGCAAGGCCCAGGTGACAAGGTCGCGGCAGTGCGGCTTGAGCCAGGGATGCAGCTCGCGCGGGTCGACATCAAAGCCGGACGCCTCAGCGACCCGCATCTTGGATTCAAGGAATTCGGTATAGTCGGGCCATTCAACGGTGATTTCCTCATCCTCGAAATTGGCAGCTAAGCCATTGATGGGATTGGCCGGAGGGTTGATTTCCTCCGGAGCGGGTGCGCCAATTGGCGCAGGCTCAAGCTGCGCAAGCGCGGTCATTCGAGGATGCCTTTCTCCGCCGCGATCGGCCGCGGCAAAGTCACCCGCACGAGCCGGCTGCCGTTCACGCCAATCCCGGTTTTCTCGTACTCAATCAGCGATCGAGGGAGCCATACCCACTCTTTGAATGGAGTGTCGCCGCGAAGCGAGACAGCAATCGCTTTCTTGCTCGGATTGTCGTTGTGCAAGATCAGGTCGAGGTCGACGAGATTGGAGCGCGCCTCTTGCGTCGGCGACGCCATCTCGTTGTCGCCGAACCGGCCGCGATCGGGAGCTTGGAATTTTTCGAAGGCATCCTTCATTTCGCTGCACCTCCGCACAAAACCAGCTCGGTGCCGGCGAGCCTGACGCGAGGCAGCCTCTTCCAGACTTCCGGGAATGCCGTCATCGAATTGCGAAACAGGCGCTCCGGATCGCAAGCTCCAGGCGAGAAAAATGTGCTGTTAGACCCCGGTCGATCGTCGACCGTGCGATCCCAAAACGAGATCGCCGAGTAACCCAACCCATCGAGCCGCGCGAAGCAGGCCTGGAGCTCGTTCGGGGTGTATTGCTCAGGATGCGGAGCCAGCAGCCCATCGAAATGAGCCATCTGGCGGGTGAGTTCGTAGGCCGCGTGACGCATTCCGCGCTCAAACAGGAAGTGCCCGCTTTCGCCGTGGCAACCGAAGTACAGCCAGGTCCGGCTCATCTGCTCCCCCACGCATAAGCTTTGGCCGCATGGAGCATCGGCGCCGGCTCGCGGGCGAGCTCCGGCACGTTGGCGCGCACAAGTGCAGTCGCAAACGGCGGCGGCACCGAGTTGCCGACCATCCTGACCTGCACTGTTTTCGAGAAGCGGCGACCGTCGTGACCGCGATCGATGATGTAGTCATCGCGGAAGGAATGCGCGCGGTAGAGCTCCCGCGGCGTCAGCATCCGCATGCCGATGTCGACGATCTGATAGAGCGCACCCCTGACCAGCACCAGACCGAAGCGGTCGCGCGTCGTCACCGTATCGATCGGCTCGCGCAGGTCGGGATCCTGGTCGGTTCCGTAATATTTCAACAAAAAGGCGCGGACCTCGGCGAGATGCCATCCCGCGGCGGTGACGGTCGGCAGCGGGGCACTAACCGGCGCGTCGCGCCGATCCGATCCCTTGAGGTTCACCAGGTGCGTGGCGCAGAGCGCCTGCGTGCAGCCTTTGGTGACGATCGTCGAGACCGGCTCGAGTGGCGAATGCCCGGGCTCCTGATAATTGTGCTGCGCCAAGAAGGCGGCAACCATCGCATGACGCGGTGCGCCGGCCATCACGGTATGCAGCGGATCGTCAGCCGGCGCCCCGCAACCATTCTCTTGGAATTTTGCCAGATGAACGGCCGCCAGGCTGCCCTGATTCGCGGTCGTGACGATCGTCGGCATCGGCTCATCAGCCGCATGCGTGCGCGGATCCTGCCCGGGCCGTTCGCCGTAGCGCGGGACCAGAAACGGTGTCACCAGCGCATGCTCGCCGCGGTGCGCGGTCGTCACCGTACGCAGCGGCTCACTGACGGCCTGGCCGCGCTCAGGATCGGTTCCGTGCGTGATCGGTACTATGAACGGCTCAGCCGCATTGATCACATAGCGCCACACGCCCTTGGCGATGCGGGCCATCGTGGCGTCGGCGAGCGGTCGACGGACGCCGAGTGCGCGGGCCTCTTCTGGCGACAGGAAGATCGACGGGCACGGCAGCGACCAGTCGATGCAATCCGCGGCCGTGCCCCAGGGCTTCAATCCGCCGCTGATGACCGCGGGAGACTTCGGATCGTCATGGGTCGGCTCTGGCCAGACGATCGACTTTCCATCACGCCGGCCGATCACGAAAAGGCGCTTGCGGGTCGTGCGCGCGCCGAATTTGCAGGCGCGCAGCTCGCGCCATTCGATCCGGTAGCCGTCACGCCGGCCGGCTTCGATCCAGCGCCCGAAATCCTCGCCCTCGCGTTTCTTGCAGGGGACGAGCAGCGGCGAGCCGTGGACGTCGAGGATCGGCTTTCGGTCCGGGCCGAGCTTGCGGACCAACGGGCCCCACTTCGCGAGCTCCTCGACATTCTCGACGACGAAGACGCGCGGGCGCTTTTTCTTGATCCAGCGCATGACGACCCAAGGCAGGTCCCGGCGATGGCGCTTGACCGGCTTGCCGCCCTTGGCTTTGCTGTGATGCGTGCAATCCGGACTGGCCCAGAGCAGTCCGATCGGCGCGTCGCCGATCACCCGCATCGGGCTGACCTGCATCAGGTTCGCGCGCAGGTGTCGCGTTTCCGGATGGTTGGCCTGGTGCATCGACAGCGCGTCTTCATCGTGGTTGATCGCGATGTCGGGCGAACGGTTGAGCGCAATGCGAATGCCTTCGCTCGCGCCGCCCCCGCCGGCGAACAGGTCGACGATGAGCTCTTCCGCGCTCATGCGGCTCTCCGCGGCTGCAGGTCCGCAGCTTCTATCCATTGATCGACTTTGCCGGCGATCTGGCGGCGCGCTTCGTCGACCGAGCATGCGCGCGCCATCGACCCGCAAAACGGCAGGCGAAGCGACCAATAGAACTTTCCACCGACCGGATAAGGAATGATGTCAGCGACGATGATGGCGCCGAGCAGCGCAACCTCGCGCCCCTCCCCTCGAGACTCGAAGCGGACCACGCTCATAGCGGCGGCCCCTTTTCGACAGCCGCGGCGCCGGCGCGATTGAAGTCATAGAGCGCGCAGCGCTGCGCCTTGGTCGAGGTTATGATCAGATGATGATCGCTTTCCTTGAGCTCGATCTGCATGCCGAAGGATCGGCAGATGCGGCCGAGCGCGACCAGCAATTCAGTCTTGCTGGCGCCTGCGTCCCCGCGCGCCTTCAACTTGAATATCTTGACGTCCTTGGCCATGGCCCAATGTTCTCAGAGGCGCTCCGGAAATCCGTATCGCTCGGAGGTCGCGTTGAACTTGGCGATGACGGCCTCGGGCAGATCGATTCCCAGCCTGCAGGCCAACAGGTTCAAATAAAGGAATGTATCGGCGATCTCTTCGGCGATCTTTGAGATCGCCTCCTCGCGGGTCGACAATTGCAGGTCGGCATCGCTAATATTTGCGATATCGTCTTCGATCCGAAACAGCTTCTTGAGGGCATTGCAGACCTCGCCGGCTTCGCCCTGCATTGCGCAAGCCCATCGCTCAGGCGTCCAATCATTAATGCCGTTCTTATGCCAGCGATTACAACGGGAGAGGTTCTGCTCGGTTACCTTCGCCAAGGAGAGATCGGTCATGGACGCCCCTCTTCATCTTTTGAATTTGTCGCAGCCGTGTTGCGCGCGGCCTCAGCCAGCATGGCCCGCAGCTCGGCCTTGGATGGCTCGCCGGAAAGCCGGTTCCAGATGGTCGCGCCGAGGGCCCGATCGCGCGATTGCCGCGAAATCTTCGATATGCGATGGTCGATCATGGCGCGCTCCGCTTATTGCGGGCGCGGTCGAAGCGCTCGATTTCGGCGAGGATCAGGGCCGCACCGCGGACGAGATCGCGGCGGATATTGTGCGGCTTCCACCAATCAGGAGCCCAAGGCCAGACCAGCTCCGCCGTCTTGGCGCGGACGCCGTTCCCGTAGATCGCGTAAGCCGCGCCAGCGCGGGCGAGATCGCCAGGCGCATGAGCGTCGTCGTGTTCCGCGGTCCAGCCCTCGGCATCGATCTGACGGCGCCGCTCGGCCAATACAGCGAGCGCGGCGGCCGACATCGGCACGCGAATGTGCAGGGCTTCGAAGACGCGGCGCAGGATGAATTGCCGCGCGATTGACACGAAGGTCATTACAACTGCGAACGCAACATTCTGTGAAAACGAAACCGCGACGCCGAGCATCGGCAGCACGGTCGCCTGGGCGAGCAGAGAAATGCCGAAGCCGGCCGCGGTCGATAGGCTCGTTTCAAGCAGTGACATCGCGCGCGGCTGTTTCATGGCGCATCCCACACCAATTGATCGGGAACTTCGAAGAGGCCCTGGCGTCCGCGATACGGAATCGGCGTCGCGAACCTGCGGAAGGCGCCGCGCTGGAAGGCAAAGCGGCCGGGCGTGAAGTCTCCGCAAATGAAGTCGTCGCTCGGATCCTGCTCGCCGACCATCTGCGTGCCGGGCGGGAAAACCTGCTCGGTTGGCTTGCAGTCGATGATCTCGACAATGCCGATCAGCGCGCCGGTCGGCAGCTCAAGGCCCCAGTGCGATCCGAAGTCGCTATCGAGGATTGTCTCGAGCGCAGGATCGACATCGCGCACGAACTTCTTTGCTGCATGCACAACAAGCTTGCCGCGATGGCGCAATGGCCAATGTCGCGTTTCGTGAATCTTTGCCGGCGAGCACCAGAGGCTTGCCCACGGCTGCCAGAGCGAGAGCGCTTTCATCGCTTGCGCTCCTTCGGTCGCAGCACTTCGGAAATGATCGCCTCAGCCGCCTCTTCCCGGGTGAGGTTCCAATCCTTGGCGCGCTGATTGAGCCGTTGCAGCGTTTTCGGTGTCAGGCGAACAAACACAGTCCCGCGCGAGACTTCCGGGCGCCGCACGACGGGGAGGATGATGACGGTTGCGCTCATGCCGCGGGTGCCTCCGCAGCTGCGCGAGCCTCATCGTTTCGGCGCTTGATCTCGGTGCTGACCGCGAACATCACATCCTCATCGAAATCGCGGGCGAGCACCCAATGGAGGAAGCCGTCATCGACCTCGCTCCAGCGCTTGCCGCGGTGTTGGCCGAATGGCACGCGCGGCAACAGCGCCGGCTCGCTTGTCCATTGGATCAACTGCTCGAGCGGAACGGTTTCCAGCATCGCGGCGAGCAGATGCGCGGTGACATAGGCGTCCGGTAGCGCGCGATGGGCAAGCTCCGCATATTCGCGGATGAGCCCGGGAGGCTTCAGCCAGTAGCGTAGCGCTTGATTGGAATGAGCCGGCGCATCCGGCCAGAGGCGAAGGGCGCACTTCCAGGTGCAGACCCAGGGCGCCCCCCCCGTCATTTCATCGGAGATGAAGGCGCGCTCGAATTTGGCCGAGTGCGCGCACCAAGCCGCGACCGGAATGGTATAGCGGTCGAGCGCGAGAGACGTGAAGATCGGCCACGCATCCGCGAAGGACGGTGCGCCGATCAGATCCTCATCAACGATATGGTGGACGGCGCTCGCGACCGGCGGGATCACCCTACTCGGCCGACAGAGCCTGTTGCGATGGGCATGATATTCGACCGTCGACCGCCCGCTGTTACGCAGCACATCGACCGTGGCGACTTCGATCACCTCGGCGTCAGGGGGAAATCCGGTCGTTTCAAGGTCAACGACGCGGATCAGGCTCACGGTTTCGTCAATCGTATCGCTCACTCTGCAGCCTCCATCGCCGGACCAGCGGCGTAAATCACCGTCTCGATCGGCGCCCACTTGTTGCAGGTCATGCCGGCGCCGATCGCGCCGCTGACGCGACGACATTCGTGCTCGCTGATGCGGTTCTTGCAGGCGCCGCAGTGCCGATATCCGCCTGGGGTCCCCGGGTTAAACCCGGGGATCGCGCGGTAATGCGCTTCGTCCTGGCTGATCTGATCTTGCGGTTCTGGCGGGACCGCCTGGTTGCCCCAGAAGCGCCAGTCCGGCCACCTGCTTTCATCGAGCAGGCGATTGCCGGCGTCATCAAAGACACGGGCGAACAACTCGATCTTGGGAACGCCCGGAAAATAGCGGTCGATCATCGCGCGGACCGCATCCGGCTTGGCCGAATGCTCGCCCACGACCGTATCTAGGATCGACAGGTCCTGTTGCCCCTCGAGCGGGCAAGGCACGTCGCCCTTGACGCCGAGCAGCAACAATTCGTGCGCGTTGATCCACCAGAAGCCGGTGCCGCGGTGCCAGTTTCCGGAGGTCGAGCGCTTGGCCCAGACCATGTGTGAGCGATAATCGCCCTCCCCGACCGGCGCCAAGGCTTTGCCGTTCTCACGAACGAGGCGACCTTGCGCATCGCGCGGGCGCAGCCTGCAGAATCCCCACTCGGCCATCAACTCGATCTGGTCGATCAGCGAAGGCTGCCAGGCGTACATCAGGAGCGCGCAGTTATCGGCGGCGAGCTCTCGCACCGGCAGGTCGATAAGCGCATCGAGCGGTGCCGTCGCGTAGTGATTTTCCGGCGACTTCTCCATGCCAGTCTGTGCCGACCAGGCCTTCCAGTCGCGCGGAATATCGACATAGATCACGCCAAACTTATTGCCGGTGAGCAAGGGAGCCGCTTGCGGCGCGCGCATCTGCTCGAGCTTGCGCTCGCGGCTTTGCTCGCGTTTCGCTGTGCGGTTTGCCTTCGCCACATCCTTGACGGCCTTCGGATCGGCGCTGGCGATGATGCGCTTCTGCTCCTCGATCGGGAGCTGAGCGATCTCGGCGGCAGCTTCCGTCGCGACCTTGCCGGCCGTGACCGCCTCGACGAGCTCCGGCGCGCCCTTCTGCGCCACAACGGCCGCGCGTTGGACGCTGCGGCGCGAGACGTTCATCAGCTCCGCCGCCTCGGTCTGAGACATCAGCGGCTTTGGCGGCTCGATCGGCGAAGGCGCCTGCACCCGCTCAACAAACTCGCGCACGTCAGTTGGAGGAAGGTCGCTCTTGATGGGCTTGCCGTCGAATTCGCACCAATGCGCCTCGCAGGCAGCGTCCATCTGGACGCCCTTGTCTGACACCGGAAAGCGGAAGACGGCGCCGCACTCGCAGGTGCCGACGCTCATCGGCTCATTGCCGTCGCCCGGATATTCGCGCGTCATGGTGATGACGTGCCCGGCCGGCCAGCTTGTGCGGGTCGGTTTCGCGGGGCGCGTAGGCTGCGCGAGCGGCAGAGCGGGTGCGCCAATTGGCGCAGGCTTGGCCGTGTGCTGGTTGCCGCCAAGCCTGATCTCCGCCATTTTCGCGGCGATCATCGCGCGCTGTTGCGTATTCAAGTGGCGGCGATGGATGTTCTCCGAGGCGACCAGGTCGAGGGCTTCGCGGTCAGAACCGGCAAAGACCTGCGTCGCGATCCCGATGCCGAGCTCGGTTGCGGCCTTATAGCGATTGCGGCCGTCGAGGAGCATTCCCCGATGAAGGATGATCGGATGATTGATGCCGTTCTGCTTGATGTCGGCGAGGTGGGCGGCATATTCCGCATCGCTCATCATCGGGAACAGATCGGCGAACGGGTGCGGCTTGAGCGCCGGCGCGCCGGGCGGCAGATGTTGGACGGAGCCGAGCTTGATGGTCATTGTTCAGTAGGGCCTGATCCCAAAGCTCGACACGATCCAACCGGCGACGGCGAGCACCAGCGCGGCGATGAAATAATCGAAGAATAGTGAGGCAGCCACGGTGGATATCCCCAACCCAAAGAGAAGCGCGCGCAAGGCCGCGAAGGGATCGCAATCATAGGGGTAACCATGAATGGGGACCCGCAGATCGCGACCTTGCGCAACTGAATGCAACAACAAACAAACGCGAGGAGGAACTAGCCGCAGCCACCCCTTCGGCGCGGATAGAGAGAACGAGCAGCCCCAAGAAGAATGCCAGCGATGATGATGCGGGCGCGCCTTGTAACGAGGCGCTCGATCTCTGTGGCCTGCGCCTCGGTGAAGAGCGCAGCGGCGCGCGGCGATCTTCCGCGCGCGAGCATGCGCTGCTTGCGGAGAGCGGGAGAGTTCGGGTGCCGCTTCATGCGGCGCTCCTGAATTCGGCTGCCGTCTCTCCGGCTGTCGCGCCTAGCGTTCGCGGCGGCGTTCCCGCGCGGTTGCTACTCGCACCGCCTTGAGTCCGGTTCTCTCCGCATTTGATTCCGCTGCAGGCACCGGCAACCCCGCCCAGAATTCCGTCAAATGCCGATCCTATCGACGGCCGCCCGCACGGCGTCCGCCAGTGCGAGCTTGCGCGCGATGCGATGATGCGAGCCGAGGATGATCGAGATCGCCCGCTCGCCATGTTTGTCCGAGGCGATGATTGCAGCGAGCACCCAGGAATCCGGCTCTGATTTCCCCTGGCACCATGCGCGGCAGGTGCGGTCGGAGCAGCCGGTGAGGCATTCGAACTCTTTTGCCGGGATAAGCGGGGGCGGCCAAAGGCGCTCGACCAAATAAGTGAACGACCAGTTTCGCGGCAGAATCCTGCCGCCACCGTCAAGCGGGCGACCGTCCCGGCAAAATCCTGCCGATTGTTCGATTGCACGAACTGCAGTCGTGGATACTGATTCGCCCGCCATGACGCCACCCCTACTCGACCAACAACAAATTCATTCGGAATTAGCCGGCTCTGCGCGCGGAAGTGCCGGCCGATCGGAGAACAGGTTCCAGCGTCCCGATCGGCCGGCCTCGCTGCATCCCCCGACATCGCCAGAAGTGGAGGCTGAGCTTTGGAATTGATTTTTTCTTCCTGCATCGTCACGCGCGACGACCACATGATCGTGATCGCGCTATTCGACGGCGATCCGGCAACCTCTGTCGGACTGCTGAGAGGCAGCGAACAGGCGGCGACGGCCTTGCTCGAGGCGCTCGCCGAAGTGCTGGGTTCCCCGCCGAATTCGGTTTCGGAATAAGCCCTTAGCGATCGGCAAAAATTCCAGGAGATCGTCTTTACTTTTCCGCCATCTGACGCGGTTCCCGGAATTTCTGAGTTCTCCCCGCTCTCAACACGAAATGCAGTGGATTCCCGTTGTGTATTGCATCCGACACTACCGCGACACCACACTTGCGCGTCCATGTCGGACAAAGTTGTGGGGAGGTAACGATGCTTGGAGAAGCGCAGCGCGAAGAACAGCTCACAATATCGGAGCCTGCAGGCGTGCCGGAAATCTGGTTCGACGCCGTCGCCTGGATATACGACAAGGGGGATTCCTGCCGGATCGTACTCTACAGCGAAGATCGCCCGCTCGGGCCGGATGGGCCGCTCGAGCGGCGGATCGTCGCGAAGCTGGTCGGCCCCAGCGGCAGCCTCTTCGCGATCGTCGAGGCGATCACGAACCATCTCGCGCGAAGGGAGAGAGGCGCCAACGCGGGACGACTGTTGAGCTGAGATCATATCCGGTGCGGAGGCGCTCATGATTGGGCCGCCTCCGCGGAAGGAGCGGGATAAAGATCGGGGCGCAGCTCATGCCGTGGCACACCGGTCAAGCGCTCAACCTCGAGCACCCGGCCCGAGGGCACGCGCCTCCATTGCGAAATCGCTTGGGGCGAGATGGCGCCCCCAAAGAGCCGGCTGAGGCCGGAATTACCGCCCGCCGCCTCTTTCGCGCGAATCAATCCATCGCTCATGCGCAATTGAAAGCATTGCTTTCCCGATGTTGCAAGCACCTCTTTCAGTGATTGAAAGCGAGCGAAAGGTTACCTTTCAATGCATGGACAGCCAAAAAACACTCGGTGAGCGAATACGTTACATACGAAAAGGGCATGGCCTCTCGCAGCAGCAGTTCGGAAAAATTCTGGGGGTAGAGCGCGGCGCCGTTGGCAATTGGGAACTCGGGAAGGGAATCAAGTCCGAGAATCAACGGCAGATCAGCCAAAAATTCCATGTAACGCTGGATTGGCTGATGAACGGCGACGCAGAGCTCCCTCAAATGCCGAGCAATCGCGAACTATTTCCAAGTTTTCGCGTGAGCCATCATGGCCTTGAAGAGCCAGTTCCGATCCAGCCTGCGCCGCCGGCCGGAGCCGTCGAGCTCGGTTCAACAGTGCCGCTAATGCGACAGGGCCGGGCCGGAAAAGACGGTCAATTCGGCTTTACCCGGGAGCAGGCGGCCGATGTCCCGGCTCCCCCGGCCATCGCCCGGGTCCGCGACGCCTATGCGGTGTATGTGGTCGGAGAATCCATGCAACCTCGATACGATCCGGGCGAAATCGTGTTTGTGGACCCTAACAGGCCGGTAAATCCCGGCCATTACGTTGTGGCCCAAATCGCGGGTGAGGGCGGCGAAGGCCCGGTCGGATACATCAAGCGCTTTCTTGGTCGCGACAGCCGGCAGCTGCGCCTGGAGCAATTCAACCCAAAGAAAATACTTACGTTTCCATTGAAGAGCGTGATTTCGGTCGATCGGATACTCATGAGCGGGGACGGATGATGAGGTTTATTATCGCCTTGAGCCTAGCTGTTGCCGCCGCCTCTGGGGCGGAGGCGAGGGCCCCAAACATCTCCGATACGACAGGATGGCTTTCGCGCGTCGCCGAAGCCTCCGTCGCGGCGAAGGCGTGCGGCTACGAGATCAACGCCAACAAGGTCATGGGCGAAATGCTCGCCACATACGATTCGATGGACAGCTTCACGGGAGAGTTTTTCGGCGATCAGCTCGATAAGCAGGAAGCCGCGCTCAGGCGCGATCGAACTGGATTTTGCCGCCGCGCCTGGGACAAATTCGGAGCAACCGGCAGCGACATCAAGAGCTTGCTTCTGCCCGGAAGATAAACGCCGGAAAGCGCTGCTTTCTTTTTGCTTGCGCTGAAATGAAAGAAATGCTTTCATCCCTCTCGTTCGTCGGGAGGGGCATCCATGCGCGTCAAAATCTGGGAAGAGGTTTGCGGCACCGACAACTTCGCGCCCGGTCCCGAATGCGATCTCCCCGAATGCTTCCCGGATGATGCGGACAGCCGGCGTGAGGCTGAGGCTGACCTCCTCAAATCTGGATTTCACTTTGGCGGCGGCGCGGCTCCCTGCTTCATGCTGGAGCGCGTGTCTTGACTCCGGCCCCCGCGCACCTTCCCGCCGCCCAGCAGATCGGGCTGCTGATCCTGCGCAAGAGCGAGCTCGCCGATGCTTGCGCCTCGCGGCTCCGGGCCGAGGGCGCCCCGCATCCATCGGAGGCGGATTACCTCGCGCTCAGCCGTACAGGCTTTGCCATGCGCTCCCCGGCCGGGACGCGCATGCTCACCCCCCTCGGCAAATCCCGCACTGACGCCTTCGCCATCGCGATCGCGCGGCAGTTCCGCCTGCATGTGATCACGCACGGGTCGACACCCGGGGTCTGGTTCGTCCGCTGTTCGTGCGGGGAGTTCTTCACCTCCAAGCCGCACGCGATCCCGGGCGCGCTCGCCAAGGCGGCGGCGGCCGGCGCGCGGCATCTGCGCCTGGTCTGTGATCGCACTGAGCATGCGCCAATTGGCGCAGCCTCTACCCCCGCGATCCTGATCGCTGAAGAGACGCGGACAGCGCCATGACCAGCAATTTCTGGCGCAAGTCGCATCGCTTCGATCGCGCCGCCGTGGCGCTCGCCGATCGTCACTACAGCCGTGTCAAACCGGGCTCGCCGCAGTTCATGCCGCCCGGCTCCTGCCGAGTGTTGATGGCGAAGAACAGCAAGGCGGTCTTCGGCCTCTCATTTCCCAAGGCCGAGTTCGTCAAGCACGCCTGGGCGGGCGCTTGGGTTGTTTCGATATTCCGCAACGAGGAGGCCGGTCCGCTCGCCTCCGACATGCTGCGCGAGGCAATGGGCCTGATGCAGACCGAGTACGACGTGCCGGAGCTCGGCTGCGTCAGCTTCGTCGACCCCAGGAAGGTCCGCGGCGTCATGGAACGCGGCGAGCGCGTGAAAGGCTTCTGTTTCAAAAGGGCCGGTTTCCGCGCCGTCGGAGAGACCAAGGGCGGCTTGATCGCCTGGCAGATGCTGCCGCGCGAGATGCCGGCGCCGATCTCGCTTGAAGGGGAAAGGACCGCGCCATGATGGTGCCCACCACCTATTCCGACCTTCCCTATTTCGATCTGCCTCCCAGACCGCCGATCAGCGGAACGCTGGTGATCTCATGGGTAGTCGCGCTGGGCATCAACGTCGCCCTGCTGATCGCGTTGGCCGCAACGGCTTGGAGGCTGATCTAATGAGTGCCATCGGCCGCGAGCTCCGCGCCATGGCAGACGATCTCTGGCGTTCCGGAGACCACGCCCTTGCTTCATTCGCTCATTCGCATGCGCTCAAGTTGGAAGCGACATTGCGAGAGGCGCAAAAGCGCGAGCCCCGCCTCATCGACATCGAAGACTGCATCGCGGTCTATGGCGATGACCTGGTCGACGAAGTGATCCTCATCGATCTCGACATTAATAACAGCTGCGCCGATCCGGGCGGCCATGTGTTCCTTACCGAGAATGGCGAGGTGAAGTGCATGAGGTGCGGAAGGCCCGGGATGCCGGTCTATGCAATGCGGGAGTCGGAGTGATGGCCGATCCAAAAGAACAGCTGATGGCGGCAAGCTCGGTGATCAATACCGCTGTGGCGCTATTGCGCAGCGAGCAGCCGACCTTCGAGGCATTCCTTGAGGAATGCCGGAACGTGGACAGCTTCGGTCACATAGTCGACCCGACGCTGTTCCGCGATCCCGAGCGCCGCGCCGTCAGCGCGTTGATGAATCCGCTTTATGAGGCCGCGCTCGATTTCATCCGCGCGTACGACGAACAGACGAAGCGCGCCAAAGCCGCACTTGAAAAAGTCAAGGCGCCTCAGGGGGCAACATGAGCGCTCGAGCGTTTACTCATCCGGATTTCGGCAAGGAAGCCCGCGTCGAAGTCTGGGGCCGAGAGGTGCGGCTGATTTTCGTCGCCGGCACCGAAGCCAAGGCCGAGAGCCTGGCGGAGGGAATTGTCGAGCAACTAAAGGCCGGCGTGCTCCATCTCACGATGATGGGCAAGCCGACGGGCGTCGTTGAAACGAGAGGCTAAATGACCGGATTTGAGACAACCATCGGCACAACGCTTTCGCAGCGAGCGCTTGCCTGCCACCTGGATCGCTCCGTTAGCTGGGTGCGCAATCAGGGAGAGACGGTTTACCGGTTTGGCGAGAAATGGGAGCGCATGGAGTGGCGCGGCCATCCGGGTCGATGCGCCGGCTATAGGCGCGTTGTGTGAGACTGCCGCGGATATCTGAGGGCAAATAGATGGACCAAAAAACAAGGTTCAAAATCGGGCTTTATTTGCGGGCTCTCATATGCGCCGCTGCAGTCGTCGTCTCGTGGTTCATCATGGATCACACATTCGGCTGGCTGTTGGGCGACAAGCCGCACGACTACTTGCTGGTGTTTTTTTCTGCTGCGGCCGGTGCGATCACGGCTTTGGTTACCTGTCGCCTGCGCATGGGCTTCGTGTCCGAGCCGCTATTCTGATCGCCTGGTGCGGAAACGGTGAGATACCCAATGCCTGAGCGAGTGCAGCGCAAGCGGTCGACCGGCTGGAAGATGCCAGCGAACACGGTCTACGTCGGCCGCGGCAGTAAATGGGGAAACCCTCACAAGGTCGGGATCTCGCTCGAGCGGAACGGTGACGGCACCTATCGGCGCATGACTGCAGAGGACGCAGTCGCTCGCTACCGCGACGAATATCTGCCGTTCTACATGGCGAACGGAGAGCTCGTCCCTGATAGCTGCGTGGCAATAATCTCGCTTGCTGGTGTCCGCTCGATCGGCCGTGTCACGCGGACGTGCTGCTTAGATTGGCAAACGAATGAGCCGCCCCCGTCTCAACTTCACGGCCGAGACAAAGCGCGCCGCGCTCCAGCGCTCAGGCGGCATCTGCGAATGTCATCGCGTGCCACAGCTTGGAAGGCCGGAAGGTTGTGGGGTGAAGCTCGTCGCCGGGCTCATTCGTTACGAGCACATCATCCAGGACGCGATCAGGAAGGACAACTCGCTCGACAATGCGGCATGCCTGACGAAAACATGCTGGCTTGAAAAGACTTGCACCATCGACATTCCGGTCATCGCCAAATCGAACCGCGTCCGCGATCACCATTGGGGCACCGAGACCGCCCCGCGGGCGATCATCGTCGGATCACGCGCCAGCGATTGGAAGCATAAGATCTCGGGCGGATGGGAGCGCAGGTGATGGCACTCAAAGCCCCGACAGATGCCATTGTCGCGCTATTGCGGGAGCGCCCGGGGCTTACCGCTCGGGAGATCGAGGCGCATTTCAGCATCGAGCCATCCGGCTGCTTCAATCGTCTGATCAAGCTTGCCGCTCGCGGGATCCTCCGCGTCGAGGTCGAGAGCCGGTCTTTTCACCGCGATCCGCGTGGCCGGTGCTTCACGACCGGCGCGCAGACGCGGCGCTACTTCGCGCCGCCGATCCTCGAGGCCGCAGAATGAGCGCGCCAATCCTCCTCGCCGCAGCCGCCGCCGAGCTCGGCATGACGCTCAGGGGGCTCAAGGATTGGCTTGCCCGCAACCCGATGGATGCTGCGGGCGAGCCGTTTTACAGCTTCCACGGCCGCGTTCGTGTGTTCTACGATACGGATATCGCCCGCATCCGCGCCGCCAAGCGGGAGGAGACCAGATGCCGTTTAAGCTCGTCCCGCCCCGTCAAGGGCAAAGCTCGAATTGGCGCATCCGCGGCACGCACCTCAAAGTCTACGTTGACCGCACTAGCGGAACTCCTAAACGATCCGTCGCTCGCTCCATCCGCGACGCCCTCGAGCGCGCCGTCGAGCGTGGCGAGTACCCGCCCAAAGAGGAAGCGCCCGCAGCTCGAGCTGGTGCGCTGACCTTCGCGGAAGCGGCCCTCGCCTATCTCAAGGCTGGCAAGCGGAAACGCTACATCGGCAAGCTCGTCAAGCATTTCGGCGACACGCCGATCAGCTCGATCGACCAGGCGGCAATCAACGCCGCCGCTGATGCTCTCTGCCGGCCGGGCACCGGCGGCGGCGGACGCAATGCGGCCGTCTATACTCCGGTTGCCGCGATCCTGCACCACAATGGCGTCGCCATTCAGGTGAAGCGCCCCAAAGGCGCCAAGGGCCGCATTGTTACCGACTGGCTGACGATCGAGGACGCCGCGCTGATCATCGACGCGGCCTATGCGATCGATGCCGAGTTCGGCCTCTATCTGAAGCTTTTGCTCTACACGGGCCCGCGTCGCGCCGAGCCGCTTAAATGGCTGCGCAGCGACTTCAGGGCCGACGAGCGCACCATCTGGACCCGGCGCGGCAAGAAAGGCATCGCGTCTAACGTCAAGCTCCGGCCGGAGCACGCCGAGGAACTCGCCAAGCACATCGCCGGCCATGAGCGCGAGCACATCTTCCGCTTCCGGGACGGCGGACACTTCGCGCACATGCTCACGCGCGCCAAGCTCAAGGCGCTCGGCCTGCCCTGCCCGACCACACGGCCGACCGGATGGAGGCCGCCGGCGAACCGCTTCGCGTGGGTCACATTCCACATTTTCCGCCACACATGGGCGACCTGGCTGCGCCTCTACGCCGGCTTCGATGACATCGATCTCGCTGCCACGGACAACTGGCGGGATCCTCGCAGCGCGCGACGCTACATGCATGCGCTGCCGCGCGGGCAATGGGACAAGGTCGGTTTGCTGCCGGATATCGCGCGGAAGAAGGCCTAA